TGTACAAAGTTGGTATTTCTTACAATGCCTATATCACGCAGATGATTATTCAGGCTATCGGTGGCAACATCGCGGCCAATGCTGGTACTTCCTACTTCGTTAATGGCTTTGCCACTAACACATTCGTGAAGCTGGCTGAAATCCTGCGTGCCGCTAACAACGGTGCCAAAATCCGTGCTTATGGTACTCTTGCTGCTCTGAGCGCTATCATTCCGTCTGGTACGACAAACGCTAACCTGCAGATGGGACTTGGTGAGGAATGGTCTCGTATCGGCCATCTGGCAACGTACATGGATGTTGACCTTGTGCGTATTCCGCAGATTCTTCTGCCGAATACTGTCAACACCACTCCGTTGACTGGTATTCCCGATTCTACAATCTATCTGTTCGCAGATGGTGGCTATAAGCCCGTTAAGCTCGTGTTCGAGGGTAGCGCGTTTACGCACGACATCGTTCCGACGGAAGCTCCTGACAAGGAAATGGGCATGAGCCTTACGCTTAGAATGGGTAGCACGTTCGTGGCTGCTTCTAAGTATGGTGCTATTACGGGCGTTGGCGCGTAATTAACCAGTGATAATTGTTATAGGGGACTCTTTTGAGTCCCCTATATATAATAATGGAATAAATGGAACAAAAGGAGAATGGTTATGCCTGCTACTAAAAAACAATCTGTATCGCAGAACGAAGTTTCTAATGATACTCAGACGGTAAAAGAAGCCACTGGAATGAGCGTTGAAGATATGCTTGCTATGATAGCAAATCTTACGGCTCAGGTTAATAAACTCAATTCCCAGCATGGCGGCGAGAGCGTTATGGTTTCAAAGATGGATAGGCCGTGTACTCTGATTCATCTGTGTGAATGCAATCCTATGCTCCCATCAACAATTCGTGTAAACGGCAACGAAATCCGTTTTACGAAGTTTGGCGAGAGACGTACTTTCAGATTTGCTGAAATGCAGGATATTACGTCACGTTATAGAGATTGGTTTGAGCGTGGTGTGTTTACTCTTGGTGAAGATTGTGACGAAATGGTAAATGATTTTGGACTTGATATCATGGACGTTCCAATGTCTGTTGAGCAGTATGCCAAAATCGCAACGTTACCTTTGTCGGAGTATAAGCGCATTGTTGATGGATTGTCACACCCACAGGCTCTGCGTCTTGCTCAAACGTGGATTAAACGCTACGAAGCAAACATGCCGGGTTATTCAAATCTTGAGAAAGTCAAGATTTTAAATAAGAAAACAAAAGGCTTTATGAAACAATTTATGTCTGATTTGTTAAGCGACGATACAGAATAATAAGGGGGAACAGTTTGTGGCCGGAACATCATATTTCACTATATATAAAAGAGCCATAACAGAGTTTAAAGACCCTACTTTAAAAAATCTTTTAGACAATGATACTGTTATGTTTAGCCAAGTTATGTATAACTTCCTAGAGAATGCTATTTCTCTTTTCACTAACCCGATTCCGGCGCAAAAACGTGTAAACGACCGAGTACCTCCTAAATTCTATACACAGACTTTCAAAGGTGATGGTAGTACAAATCAATTTACATTGACCGACGCGCCAGAGGCTAGTCTAATAGATGATTGTCTTTTTGAATATACAGTTGATGGAAACAAAGTAGATGGAACATATAGTGCTATTCCGGGTGGTGTGGTTGGAGAGGCTATTGTCGGTAGTACACATACTGAGGGAACACCAACAGTGACTCTTGAGCCTACTCCATATGTGGGTTCTGAAATTGTAATTAACATTTATTATGTTGGTAACTGGAATGTCAATCTCTATCCGATGGAAGAATACATTCTTGCCGAATTTATTATGGCGGCATGGTCGGAGTATATCCAGAATGACAAACTTGATATAGTGAGACTTCTTGGGGACACCGACTTTAAATTAACATCGGTATCATCTGCTACTACTTCAAAGTCGAGTTGGTATGTTGTAAATAGAGAGACTGTTACAAAGCGTATGACAAAATATGCGTGGGACGCAGCTATCCAGAGGTTATACCCATGATAAAAAAATATTATGCTGACCTTGTAAATAGAGTCTTTAACGTATTGTACATTTATGAAAATGACATGTCCGCCTTTGAAGAATATGTGAAGTCGCTAACATTTGAGCTTAGTGGAAATGAGGACTTTTCAGAGATACAACAGATACGATTCAAACTTAATGCTCTACTTTTAAATGACATTTGTCATTCTGATGTTAGAAGAAGTGTATTGAAATCAATCAGTATCTTGGATAGAATATTAAGTAACTGGAAGGAGTGATAATATGGCCCTTGATTTACGAGGAATAAAAGCGGCTACATTTAACACTCCAACCAATTATGTCGAAAGTGTACGATACTACGAGCAAAATTTACAAGATAAAATAAATGACACCTATCAGTATGCTAGTGATACATATGAAATAGGGCAGGAAATCGTCGCTGGTACATTAGATTTTTGTCCTTTGGTTTGTAGGGTTTGTCACGCTATAAATCCAAAAACCGGATTGAATCTTGGAGACGACTTTAAAGATTTAAAGTTTTTTGACGTGTTCTCTCATAGAACTATGGGTGAGAGATATGAGTTCAACGGTTCGGTTTGGATTACTACAAACACAGACAACTATCATTATAATACACAGTCAGCTATTGTGCGTAGGTGTAACAATACACTGAACTATATAGATACCAATGGCAAGATAATACGAGAACCTTGTATTGTTGGGTATTCAGTCAAGTATGCTAATATCTATTATAATACGTCTGTGGAAATACCGCAGGGTACAATAATTATAACAGCCCAGAATAACAGCAATACGCAAGGCATGAATATTAACGATAGGTTTATATTGAACAATCAAGTGTTTAAGATAAAATCTATTAAAGACTATTTGCGCAGCGATACATCGTTGGGTTCTTCTGTGCCTCTGATAGAGTTTGAATTGTATATTGATGCCAAATCACCAGACGATAACTTTGAACTTGGTGTGGCCAATATGAATAAGTATATTGGCATCTATCCTCCGAAACCCAAAGTTCTAAACGAAGTGATAGTGGAGCCAGAATTTAGCAAACTTTATCAAGGAGAAACTCGAACCTATACATGTTACTATTATATCAATAATATAAAGCAACCAAATGAGTTTATATTTGAACCGAAAGGTGCGCATCCAAATCTATATTCGCTTACTGTTATAGACGGCAATACATTCACCGTAACATGTCTTGGAAAATCAACAAATCTATTGGTTGTTAATTGTATTGGTGATATTATTTCATCAGATAGCGCCATAGTGGGCGAAGCTGTTGTAGGCACAGCTTCTGTTGGTAACGATGGAATCGTAGGTAAATTAGAAAAAGAAATTACCATAGATTTGAGGGGGCTATACTGATGCCAGTTTTTGATATGGAAAGGTTGGCCTATAACAAATTTACAGAATTTTCAAACTTGTGCTATAACATACTGGCTTATTTAATGGTACAAAATGAAGATATCTGGAAGCTCTTGAAATATGACACCCCCGATGCTCTATCGAAACCCAACCTTACGCTGGAAGAAAAAAGGAAAATGATTTATGACGGAAACGGAGATTCTGAACACTATAATGTGTATAGAAGTCCGTTTGTAGATGAAGCATTTACCGAACAAACCAGTCAATTAAGGATTTATGCGCTTACTATAAACCCCAAAAATAGAAGTTTGGCTACAATTGATTTGAATATTGATTGTATCACACACACTAAGTTGGTTAATATAGATGGAGGTAAAAGCCGGGTTGAGTTGATGGTTGAAGAAGTATTAAAGACACTCAACGGACAGGAGATAGACGGAGTAGGTAAATTATTTTTCGATGCTAGAGAGGCTATGTATGATGGTGCCAGATTTAGCATTTTTAATAATAGATATTTCTATGGTTGTCAAATAACCATGTCTGTCCACTACGGAGAATTGGAGCCAAACACTTATGGTTGACGATATTCTTCTTCCGTATAGACAACAAGTTTTGAATGATGAGCCAGTTGAGCTTTTTGATGGGCTGACTTTATACCCCGTTAAAATGCGTGATTATATCACATTTAATGTTTGTTCTTCTATTCTTAAAATGAATAAAAATGCGACAAACGACCCAAAAGTAATTTCTATGTCATATTTAGATTATATCCTGTATTTAGCTCAAAAAGACGAGGAAGAAAAAGAACCGGGACGACCAAATTTAACAGAGTTGTTTTTACAAGAACTCTTTTTGTTGGTTACAAACAAAGACGGTATGAGCTTTGGATATGGTGTAGATGAAAAGAAAAAGAGTTTCATCGAAATAGACGGAGTTAGGCTATATAAAAAAGAATTTGAAAAGTTCAGAAAATTTGTACTTTGTCAAAACATCCCCGATTATAAAGAAGAATATATAAACCCGGAATTGGCCGAGGACTTAAAAAAGGCGGATGAAATTAGGAATAAAGGGAAAACTCCAAGTGACATAGAAAAACAAGAAATGGCAGTAGTTATCGGAAGTTCATTAACATTAGAAGATGTTAAAAACATGACAATAAGGAAGTTCCATATTGCTTTAGAGTTAATCGACAAGAAACTTCATTATACTATTGCTAAACAAGCTAGTCTATCTGGCTTTGTTGAGTTCAAACAAGAGATAACACACTATTTGATTGAGGATAATAGAGGTATTGAAGATAGCGTTATTGATTATTCTCAATTTAAAGATAAGTTAAATAGTGCAAATAAATAAGGAGGAAACTTATATGGCAAGATATTTTCTCGCTGGTGCCGCAACAGTCGATATGCTTGTGGGCGACCAGATTGTAGCCGCTGCTAATACTCTGCTCGATTCTTCTATCACAATAGGTTCGACAGCAGAAGATGTTCGTGGTGGCCCCGGTGCTAAGTTGTTAGGTAAATACTATCATACAAGCACGTTTGATATTAGCCTTACGGACACAATGTTCAAACTTGAGTACCTTGCGTTCCAAACTGGTTCTGCGATTCAGCAGATTTCTGATGTATTTACATCAGAGCAGGTTACACTGGCTGCTGGTGGTGCTGGTACTATTGCTGATACACCTGCTGACTATCAGGGATACGGCACAATCGGCTGGGTTGCAAAGCCCGGTTCCGACGCTTATACAAAAGTGACATTTACTGACAAGGCTTTCACCGTTCCCGGTGCCGCTGAGGGTGATGTTTATTGTGTTAAGTATGTCAACACTGACAATGCAGCTCGTCAGATTACGGTTTCTTCGTCTTTTATTCCGAGCGAAGTTACGCTTGTTATGAAAGCAAGTCTGTATCGTGGTGGCGGACGTGACAAGAATGATGTAAACAGTTCTTCTAAGGTGGGCAATGTTCAGATTCTTGTTCCTCGCTTCCAGTTTAATGGCTCTATGGAAATCTCTATGTCAGCGACTGGTGTTGCCAACTCTCCGATTGCTGGTTCTGCTCTTGATAATCCGTCGGCGGATTGCTCTGAGGGTGGATACTATGCTATTATTACAGAGCAAATCGCGGGTGCTTCTTGGTATGACAACGTGTTCGCTCTGGCAATTGAGGACAGTGATGTTGAGCTTACAGCCCAATCTGGAACACAGACACTTAGCGTATACGCTCTGCCTGTTGCTGGTGCCGCGTTTAAACCGCCTTATGAGGATTTAACGTTTACTTCTGCCGCCAATGCTACTGCTTCGGTTACTGCTGAAGGTGTTGTTACGGGTAAGGCTGCTGGTAATACCACAATTACAGTTGCTATCAAGAATAAGACGGGTATTGAAGCAGTTGCCAATGTGACTGTTACTGGCGCTTAATTGATAGTTAGGAGCTGATAATTATGGCATATACACCTACTGTTTGGAAAAACGGTGATGTCATTACCGCCGAACTGTTAAATCATCTTGAGACTGGTGTACAAAACGAGCAAGTTGGGCCAGAAGGCCCAGCAGGCCCCACGGGTGCGGCGGCTGGTTTTGGCACTCCTACCGCTACGGTAGATGCTAATGTCGGCACTCCTGCTGTTGAAATTACAGCAACAGGAGACGACACAGCAAAAGTGTTTGCTTTTGCGTTTAGCAATTTAAAGGGTGAACCGGGTGCTGCTGGTGCCAAGGGTGAACCGGGTGCAACAGGTGCTACTGGTGCGACTGGTGCCTCTGTAACAGCAATTGAGCTTTATAAGGACGAGTCTGGCGCTATTACTGGTGGTAAGGCAACTCTGTCTGATGCGAGTGAAATTACTATCACTGTTACAACTACTCCAATGGTTTAATTGTTTATGGGACTACTCAATATGAGTAGTCCCATATTTTTACATAAGGGTGATTAACATGTGCCCATATGCGGTAGATAAATCTGATTTTTTACATAAGAACTTAGTTTGTACATTGGATAACAAAACTTGTGGATTGTGGAGATATTGTCCAACACTCAAGAAACCAATTATGAGTGATAATTACAATAAGTACGGTTGTCGTACAAAAAATGAATTTGAAAATAGTCAGAAAGATGGTGATAAGAATGGACAAAGATAAGGTTGTTTTGGAGGATGTTGAGGTAGTCGAGAAGCCTAGAAAAGCAACTCCAAAAACTAAGAAAATTATTGCTAAGGTAAATTACTCAAAGCCCTCTAAAAACTTAACTTCTGTGTCATATGAAAGCAATGGCGCTATCTGTTCTGTTTTTATAAAAGGAATTTATACTGGTATAGTAGAAATTGAATATATAGGCGACGCTTTTGATAATAGCAAAATTGTAAGGGTTAAATAAGGAGGGATTAGATGTTTATTACTGTGGCGGGAACACCTGCTGGATACGGATATTTTGATATTACAGCAACTCCCAATGAAAATATCATCCCGGCAATGGTGGCCGAGATTAGGGCAAATGACATTAACAAAGATTTGGGCGCGCCAATTTCGGTTGGCACAATGGCTATTCAGGTTAAAGCAGCAACAAAGGTTAGTATTAATGGACGAAATCCTGTGCTGGTAGAGCCAGATATTGGCCTTACTTTTGATGCTCGTGGAGTTTTCTCGGTAGTGTTTGATACAGCAGTAGCATATAATATTACTATTTCATATTAATGGGGTGATATTATGTTACCTCAATATGGTTTCCGTGTAATTTATTATAACATTATTCGAGGATTTAATAATCTCAACACCGAATCAGGTGGTGGAAATGGGCCGGGAGACGATGCAGTTGTTGGACGCGCTATCGTTGGTTCGGCGGTTGTTGGATATGTTTCTCCGAGCATTGGAACCGCTATTGTTGGTACGTCTGAAGTAACGTAATAATCGTTATGTTTTATCAACAATATAGGGGGTGGTTCCGGTGATAGATATTTTAAAAGAGCTTTCTCAAATTGCTGGCTACTTGACTGGTTTAATGGCCTTTTTTGCTCTTATAATTCCAAAGTCAAGAAATTTTCTAGTTAAATGGTTGAAGAAAAATCTTGAGATTGACAAGGTTAATAAATCTCTAGAAGTTGAAATAGAGAAAAGCCACGACAGAGAAAAGGCAATAGAGAATATAAGTAAATCTCTTGATGCTCATGTACAACGGTACAAAGAATATACAGAGAAAGCTGCTGAAAGAGACATATTCTTCCTTAGAGCGCAAATAGATAACATATATCATAAATTTATGCCACTTGGGTATATCACAGCCAGAGCAAAGAGTGACGTAGCCAAAGCGTGGGAGCTTTACGTCGCAATGGGCGGCAACAGCTATGCGAAAGAAGAAGTAGAAGAACTTTTGGCATTACCAACAAGATTTTAATGGTAATAAGGGGACACGTCTAACGTGTTCCCTTATTTTTACGGAAATAAAAGGAAAAGGTGGTGAAACCATGGCCAGAAAGACATTTAAAAAGGTTATTACAAACGACGACCTTATCTCACAGATAAATGATAAAAACAAACGGCTTGTAGAAAGATTCTTGAGAAACTTTGCCACGAAAAGGTCAGAGGCGTCAGTAAAAGTATATCAGTCAAACTTTAATATATTCTTTTGCTGGAATCTTCTGAACAACGACAACAAATTCTTCACAGATATTAGAAAATCTGAAATGATGGATTTCTTTGACTATGGTTCTTCGGAATTGAAGTGGAGTCCAAATAGATATGCTAACGTTTGGAGTTCACTCAACAGTCTAAGTACATTTATTGAAAATGTATTGGACGACGATTATCCTGATTTTAGAAATCAGGTAAGAAAAATAGAAAAGCAACCAAAGGCAAATGTAAGGAAGAAAACAATTCTTACCGATACTCAAATTCAGAATTTGTTAGATTATTTATCTAAGAAGAATCCTCAACAAGCATGCTTGCTTGCTCTTGCTTGTTTCTCAGGTGCTAGAATAAGTGAATTATTTAGATTTACAACCGATTTAATTGATTTGAATAATTTGGCATATGAAGATTTGTTTATTGAAACATCCGAAGAAATAAAAACTAAGGGCAGGGGAAAACTCGGTAAGGGATTATATAAATATATACTCAAGGCACCATTTGAACCATATTATGTAAAATGGCTTGAGGAACGTGAAAAGATTATGAAAGAACTTGGTGTTTCTCATAATCATTTATTCATTAAAAGGGATGGTAGTCCAGCCACTCCTGATACCGCGAGGGTTTGGATTAGGAACTGGGAAAAGTATTTGACGGAGGAAGAGCCGAGCAACACATCACATAGTCCAGTCGATTTATACGCACACGCTTTCAGGCACTATCTTTGTACATATTTAGCAAAGATAGGGCTTGAACAAGAGCTAGTTGTTGAAATATTCGGTTGGAGTTCTTCGGATATGTTTAATATTTATAATGATATGACCGCCAAAGACAAAAAATGGAAAGGGCTAGAAAAGCTCAAACGAGCCGTTGAGGTATAAAAGGTGAATTTTATGGACAAAAATATTAAGCTCAAAGAGATTCTTGAGGATGTAAAAACCGGAAAGGATTTTGGCAAAAAGATAAAAGTACGCACATATATTCCTATTCTTGAAAAGGGCACGATTTGTCGTAAATATATGTTTGGCGTAAGCATGCTTGATGCTTCGCTTCTTGACCCTATACTTTTGGAAACAGAGTATGAGATTAAGTGGAAATTTGAAGTATTGTTTGAGTATACGAACATAGAAGTTGAAGATGATGATAAAACATTTGACAACTATGACACGCTAATGAGCTGTGGCGTATTTGATTTTATTCGTAAAAAATGCGATTGGGATTGTACAAAGATGAGCGAATTTATCAAATCGGCAATGGGCATTAATGATATGACTGTTGTTACACAGATTCTTAGAAGTGCCAACGGCGACGAGATTAAGAGCGCCATCAATGAACTCAAAGAGGTTGTTGGGGATAAAAGTATTGTTGAGGGACTTACTAAACTCCTCGCTTTCAACGACCCAATTATGAATGAAGCTATCGAAAAAGAAAAAGCAGAAGCATTGATTCGCAAAGCAAAGAGACTTAGTGCGGAAGATGGGAAGAAGTAAAAAGAGTTAGAAAGGGGTGTTCTTTTGGCTAAATATATATCTACTGGTGGCAAAACCTTTATAGACGACGAAGATAAACTTATGGCTTATCTCGAAAAAGGAGCCAAAGGTTTTACCACAGCAATTGCCAAAGATACAGCTAAAAGACTAAAAAAGAACACCGCAGAACTGATATATAGAGATTTCACTCCAAAAGTTTATGACAGGACAATGGAATTGTTAAATTCTGTTGTTGGCCCCGGTTTTAACGGAGGAACGTCCACAAAAAAAACCATTGATGGTTTTGAAGCAGAAGTTGGTTTTGATTTAGATAAGATTACGGCGTATCCTCCCTCCGGCGGCATGTGGGGTAAACATGCTACTTGGTCAGGCGAAAAGTTTATTGAAGAACTTATTGAGGGATTTGAAGAAACGGGTTTTCATACATATGTTAATGGCCGACTTCTTTATGAACGCGAGCCTGTTGGAATGATTCAAACTACAATTGACGAAGTAGAAGCGGCACTGGATGGAATCGACAGAGAAGTGCCAGATTTTGATACTATTGAGAATACAATATCAGTTAAATTAAATAGGTAAAGGTGGTGAGAGTTAATGGCAAAAAGGATTGATATTCTTTTCGGTTCTCGAATTGACGAGAGCGGCGCTAAAAAGGATATACAAAGAATCAAAACAATATTCAAAAGTTCTGATTTAAAAATTGTTCCGCAAATTGATAATAGTGTTCTAAAGGAGTTCCAAAGAAACTTAAAAGTAACCATAGACGAAGCTACTAAATTAAAGACTCTCACTTCCGGTTTTACGCAGAATGGCGTAAAATATAGTGTTACGCAGAAAGAGTCCTCTGCTAATCAGTGGTCTAAGCCAACCGTGTCAATAGACTATATAGAATCTATGGACACTCTTGAGAAAAAGCTAAAGAGTCTTTACAGGACAGCCATTGAGACGCAGACTAATATAAATAACGCCACTAAGACAGGTGCTGATACATATAAGAAGTATTGGGAAGCGTCTTTAAATTCTATTGAAGAAGAAATTAAAAAGACTGAAAGCTCCTTATCTTCTTTTGGTGTAAATGCCACAGACGATAGAACAATACAGCGTCTTTCTGATAAATTAGATAATGCCAAAACAGAACAGGGTGCTATTGAGCAAAAGAAAGCGTTTGACGACCTTGAAGTTGCATTGTCAAACTTAACTGTCGCTGAGACAAAACTTGAAAAAGCACAGGCTTATCATAGCAGTAGCGAAACAATTACCGCACTTCAAGAGCAGGTAAACTTGTGGAAACAGCAAGTAACAGAAATTACAAATGCGGCGAACGCTACTGATGAGCTTAAAAAGAAAGCGGCCTCTGGGCTTCAAGAATCATCTACAACAGCAAAGGCCGCAGGTTCTGTCGCTTCTGAAAAACAGGGTATTAAAGATTTAGAAGAATATTCAAGAGTATTAAAACAGATTACAAAGCGTAAGATTGAATTAGCCGACGCAGAAAAATCTGTTGAATCAAGCACACAAAAGTCCAATCAGGCCGTTGAAAGCTATGTGAATGAGCTTAAACAAGAAATATTAATGCTCACAACAAAGCTCGACTTGCTCGAAAAAGGAATGACTGGCACAGACGCTCTCACAGAGGCAACTAATAATAGAGCATTGGCGGAACAGCGTGTAAAAACAGCCATTGCTGAATCGAATGCCAAAGGCAAAGAGCAATTAACACTCGTTGATAAACTTAAATCTAGCTTTAAAGATTATTTTAATAACTTTATGAGCTATGGTTTGGTTAATAATGCTATGAATGCCATGACGACAGCCATTCGTCAATCTATTGATACCGTGATTGAATTGAACACAGCAATGACTGACGTTCAGATGGTTACTGGTGAAAGCGCTGAACAAACGGCTGAATTAGCACATCAATATAGCCAAATGGCCAAAGAGCTTGGGGCAACCACTACTGAAGTTGCCAATGGAGCGGCGGAATGGCTGAGGCAAGGCAAGAGCGTAGCCGAAACAAACCAGCTTCTTGAATCTTCAATGATTCTGTCAAAAGTTGGCGCTATCGAATCTTCACAGGCGACAGAGCTTCTTACTTCTACACTTAACGGGTACAAAAAAGAAGCAAATGAAGCAATGCATGTTGTTGACGCTATGTCGGCGGTTGACTTGGCTGCAGCTACTTCCGTTGAAGAACTTGCTGTTGCCCTCCAAAGTACCGCTAACATGGCTCGTGTTAATGGTGTTGGGTTTGAACAACTTCTTGGCATGGTTGGCGCTGTTTCTGAGGCTTCAAGGCGTAGCGCTAGTGTTGTCGGTAACAGCTTCAAAACAATTTTTTCTCGTCTTACCAACGTTGCTGCTGGTAAAATGACAGACGACTTAGGCGAGCCTCTTAACGACGTTGAACAAGTATTTAACGGGCTTAATATAAAGCTTAGAGATTCTAGTGGCGAGTTCCGTAATATGTATGATGTTATTAGTGAACTCGCTAATAAGTGGACGAAACTTGACAACGTAGAACAAAACTGGGTTGCTACAAGTGTCGCCGGTACGCGCCAGCGTGAGACATTCTTGACGTTGATGGAAAACTGGGATAGAGCGGTTACATTGTCAACTACGGCTTTGAATTCCGAAGGCATGGCTATGGACAAGATGTCGATTTATCTCGAAAGCATCGAAGCGAACCTGAACAAGCTAAAAGCCGCTGTTGAGGACTTGTTGTATAGCGAAGAAATTGTAAACGTAATCAACCTCGTTATTAAAGCAATAACACGGCTTGTAGAGGGAATATCTTGGCTTATAGATAAGCTTGGAGGAGTCAATTCGGCTGTTTTGGCTACTGTTGCTATTTTCTTAAAACTTAAAAGTGCCATAAATATAGCTAAAGACACTGAAAAAGTGTCGGGCGCTTTAAAAGTTTTTTCTGAAATTGCTGGTAGCGGAAATAAAACCATAAAAGTATTAACTTCAACATTTTCGGCGTTTAAAGACGGAGTATTAGCAGGTAAAGATGCTATAAATATAGCTGGTGCAGCCCTTTGGGCTTCTCCGTTTGTCAAAGTGGCAGTTGTATTGGCTGGGATTACAGCTATTGTTGCTGCGTTTGACGCTTTAATAACGACAACAGAAGAATACGAAGATATACTTGCTGAAACACAGTCTAAGCTTCAAGAAGTAAGTGATAAACGAAATGCTCTTGAGCAAAAAGCCGAAGTTGAGCAACTTACAGAAGCTGAAAAAGAGTATTTAGAAGTATTAAAGGCTGAAGAAGGTATTCTTGAAGCGCGTGAAAAGCGTGATAGACAGAACGTCTATAATTCTGCGGCAAAAGATGTTGAGCGTGGCGGCGAAGGGTTCTGGGCGAGAGCCAAAGAGGCGGCATTTATGTCATCTCAAAACCCTGTCAACGAATTGGGCCTGCCAATTCCAAACAAAGCTCCGGTTGTTGAATACAACGTAGCTATTGAGGAACTTACTGGCAATATTGAGGAATATAAGGAAGTCACAGACCAACTTAATAACTCAAATGGCAAGTCTCTTGAAGAATACGAGGCATTACAAGAGAGACAACAAGAGTTAAGTCAAGTATTTCTTGAACACATCAAGCGTATATCTGAAGCGAACACTTACGGGCTAGAACTAACTGACACTGATAAACAACTCGCTGAAATGATGGAGAAAGCTGGAATCACAGCAGAAGCTCTGTCAGAAGCAATGGGTAATGTTGCCAATGAGCTTGGTGAAACCGGAGATGACTTAATCAGAATTACATCGGAGGTTTCTGGCTTACAATCCGCATATGATAACCTTATATCTGTCAATGAAGAAGTAGCAAACACTGGAGTTATTTCAATTGAAACCCTAGATGAACTTGTTTCAAGATATCCTACGCTTAATGAAGCTGTAACAAACTATCTTCTTGGGCTTGCTTCAACAGAAGATGTGTTGTCGGAATTACAGTTGGCCTATCAGGATGACGAAGCAAATGCCTATGCTAATATCATAAACAAATTGAAAATGCAACAAAACTATTATAGTTTGTTGTCTACAATGGATTCGGCTTTAATGCAACAATTTGCCGCTGATTACGGTATTGATATTGGCAATCATGGCACATATGCTCAGTCAAAAGAAAAGATAGAAACTGATTTACTTCAGAGAATTTCGTCAATGTGGGCACAGTTCTATAAATCACAGGCATTGACGATGGACAACGTTATTAAGGCTGCTAATGGGGCATTGAAACCAGATGGTGGTTCACTTCTGCCCACCTCAGAACTTAATGCTTTGAAGAATGTTGTAAACTCTTATAACAATGCTATTCAGGGACTTAATAACGTATATGATGAATCAATAAAATTAAGGCTTGACGGATATAAACAAATAAGTTCTGCTGCTAAAGACGCAGCAAAATCTGGTGGTTCTGCATCTAAGCAACAAAGCGAAGCCGAAAAAGCATATAATGACTTATTGCAAATGACAATCAAAATGCTCAAAAAGAAAAAAGAGCTAGAAAAAGAAGCTCTTAAAGAGCAGCTTGATGGTTATAAAAAGGTTATTGATGCCCAGAAAGATTTGCTTGATTTACAAGACGACGAATACAACCATAAACGCGAAGTCGAGGACCAAAATAAGAATATTTCTTCTCTTGAGGCTCAAATAGCAGAACTTCAATTCGACACAAGCGCTGAGGGAACAAAGAAGCGCCTTGAACTTGAAGAAGAACTGGCCGAAGCTAAACGTGATTTAGAGGATTACCAGCACGATTACTCTATCGACCAGCAAAAAGACGCTCTTGATAGAGAAGAACGGCGTTTTGAGGAATATATCAACGGGCAAATTGACGAAATTGATAGATACCTCGATAAGACTGGCGAAATCACAGCGGAAGCAATTCGTCTTATCAATGAACGCAGCGAAGCGTTGTTCAATGACCTTATTCAATACAATAGAGCCTACGGCGATAGTCTGGACAAAACCGTCCTTGATGCATGGAACGGTGCGATAGGGAAAGTCAACGAGTATAAAGAGGCGTGTGACAGGGCTTATGAGTCAGCAAGTAGAGCCGCTTCTTTGGGTGGTGGCAGTAGCTATACACCATCTAGCCCTAGCTCTGGAAATTCTGGCGTTGGTATGGCCGCTATGCGTCCGGCAAACAGTCCAGTCGTTGATAGAACTCCTAAATATTATATTTATAAAACTGGTACAACGAAACCTATTAGCGGCGCGTTAAGCCTTGAAGAGGCGCAAAGGGTGTGGGGCTATATTCCCGACCCTAAAAACTATTACTGGCAAAAATTTGAGGGTATTACAAAGAAGAATCTGGTGTATGGTGTTAAACCTTATCACACTGGCTTAGACGCCGGATTCGTTGGTGGACTTAAAGGTAATGAGGAATTTATAAAGGCGCTCAAAGGTGAGGCGTTCATAACAAAAGAACAGCAAAATAGATTTATGAATAAAATTCTTCCAGATATTGTATCGACTGGTGCGAGTAGTCTTGGCTCAATGTCTTTTGGAAATCTTCTCAACATTGAAGTACAGGGGAATCTTGATTCTTCTGTTGTTCCAAGAATTGAGGATATTACTAAAGATGTTGTCAAGCAAATTAACCAGACGATGTTTAGAGGAGGATACAAGAGGAACACAAGTGTTGTTCCAATCTAAGGTGGTGGGTTAATGTCATTTTGGGCTAGGTCATTTGTTTTTGACGGAATCCCAAGTGAAACTTACGGCCTGTTTTTGATTAGTGAGGGAGGAGCCGGTGTGTTACAAAATACCGGCTCTAACTCTGTTGAGCCATACACGCAAGAAATATACAGGAGAGCAAAACCCTATTTCTTTGGTGTACAACAGACGCCCGTTCTAACATTCAGCCTAAGTTTTGCTAGTTTAACACCCGTTGACGCATTGCAGCAACAATCTATACAAAAATGGTTGTTTGGACATAACTCATATAAAAAGTTACAAATAATGCAATGCGACATGGAATCTGTATATTTCAATTGTATATTGAATAACCCCACAATTACAACTGTGGGAAACTTTGCTTATACTTTTAAATGCGATGTTACATGTGATGCTCCATGGGCTTGGGAATATCCAAAGTCGGCCACCTATGGCCCGTTTGATGTTGAAGGTACTTTTACATTCAATAATATATCAGACGATAATTATTATATGTTACCTACATTCACAGTAACATTATCTAGTTCTGAAGATGAATTTCAGCTACTTAATCAAACTGACGATAACAAAGGATGTACTTTTACGGGACTCTCTCCCAAAGAAACGCTTACAATAGATAGTAGTAGGTATTTGATTACATCTAGTACAGGACTATTGAGGGTTGGGAATATGACTGGTATACTTCCAAGACTGGTTCCCGGCCTCAATAAGCTACAAGTTATCGGAAGTGTAGACGATATAAAAATAGACTATCAGAACGCAAGGAAAGTAAGCGGATAATAACCAGAAAGGAGGATATCATGTTACAAAAATTCAATTATTTTGGAGAACACGAGAATTATGTGATAAGGCTGTGTAATCCAAATAAAGAACAAATCTGTTTTTTGAACCAAAGTCATACGCATGAACTCTCACTTAGATTCAACGAAATGTCGGAGTTCCATATAACAATTCCATATTTGATTGATGGAGAAGTGTTTCCATATTATGACAGAGTTCTAAGCAAAAAACTAATCCTGATTGATGATATTGGATACTTCTTAATCACAGAAGTAAATGAAACTGACGATGGTATCGTTAAACAGAAAACTGTAACAGCATATTCTTTGGAAACAGAACTTGCGTTTAAAAAGTTAAATCTATTTGATGGAACTTATAAATTCTATGACCCATTCAACGTTGAAAATACCTTGATGGGCAAGATTCTTTCAACGTCTAACTGGACAATCGGACAAATTGATGCTGATTTGTGGAATCTATATCGTACATTTGAGGTTCCAGATAGTACGGTATATGAATTTTTGATGAATGACGTCGAAAACTCATATGAATGTGTGTTCTTGTTTGATTCTTTTACCAGAACAGTATCCGCATACACATTACAGAATCTGATAAAGAACACTGATATTATATTAAGTTACAACAACCTTATTCAAAACATTGATATATCTGAAAAATCAGACGAAATTGTTACTGCTTTGAGTGTATATGGTGGCAATAATCTTGGTATATCCGCAGTAAACCCACTTGGTAGCAACACAATATATGATTATAGCTATTTTGCTACGACTGAGTGGATGAATCAAGATTTAATAGATGCTATCAAAGCATGGGAATCTGCTATAACGGCAAAGCAACCACAATATGCTGCTCTATTGACTCAATATAAGGATAAAAACAATGAGTTAGTAACGGCAAAATCTGATTTAGCGGACTTAAAAACCGAGAGAGATACAATTGAGGGCGTTGTAAAGGTTATGATTGAGGGCGACCTCAAGAATACACCTGAATATACTGCCAAAGTTAATGAGCTGAACGCGGCTAATGCGGCTGTAACAGCACAAGAGAATAAGATTACTGGTATAAATGGCGAACTTGAAACCATAAACAACTCTTTAAAACAGATTAACGATTCTTTGTCTTTCGCAAACAACTTCACAGAAGCACAATACAACGAACTCAAAACATACACCATTGAAAATACATATCAAAATGAGAGTTTCATTACAACGACTGAAATGGATAATGGTGAAATTCAAGACGTAGCAATGTCTTTGTACACACAAGGACAATATGTACTTTCAAGGGTAGCACAACCGCGTTTTGAATTTACAGTTGACAGCGTAAACTTCTTATTCTTAAAAGAATTTCAGAAGTTTAGTTCACAACTTGAACTTGGGTGTATTGTCAATATTGAAAAAGACGAGGGACGGCGTATAACACCTGTTTTACTTGAACTCAATGTTCAGCTTGACGACCCCACGAACTTTTCATTAGTGTTTGGCAATCGTTATAGACTGGATTCTGGCGCGTATACGTTTAGAGATTTGTTCGGTGATGCTATCAAAGCGGGTTCTAGCGTCAAGTTCGATGCTGGTAAATGGGGTGAATATGTAAACAGTGGAATGAACAACACTGTTTCGGAGTTTATCAATTCTGCTCTTGATACTTCAAAGAACAACGTTATTAATGCCACAAACCAAGAAATTGTTATTAACCAGAATGGGTTGCGCGGAAGAAACCAGACAGATAATGGAGATTATAGCCCTAACCAAGTGTGGCTTACATCCAATACTCTTGCGTTTACAAGCAACAACTGGCAAACAGCAGGGCTTGCTTTGGGGCAAATAAACCTTAATGGACAGAACGTCTTCGGCCTTGTGGCGGACGCAATTGTGGGAAAACTTATCGCTGGTAATCAATTACAGATAACCAACGATAATAACAACTTCGTATTGGATTCCAACGGTGCTGTACTCAATAATGCTTCTTTTACTATTGTATCAGACAATGGTAAAAGCCAAATTAAGTTAAACCCAACTGATGGAATTAGCATACAGACAAGGCCAAATACGAGTTCTAACTGGGCTAATCAGTTCTATGTTGACACGAATGGAAACCTCGTGATTAATGGCCAAATAACTGCCACAAGCGGCTCTATTGGCGGATGGCAAATAGGTACTGATAGACTGTATAATACAGCTAGTGGCGACTATATTGCGTCTAATGGATATGGTAAATTGAGTTTACTTTCTTGGACACCAAGTTCTGCTACGTTTAATGGACGTATTTATGCTTCAAACCTTGGCGACCAAATTAAAACAAATAACATCCAAGATGGCTCTGTTACATCGGCAAAGCTGGATACGTTATACGCCACAAAGGCGTTTGTGGACGAAATGAATGTGGAATTAGCAAACGTACACACATTAGCTGCAAACGCTGCTACGATTCAACAACTTAATGCTACGAATGCTACTATTGCCAACCTTGACCTCACAAATTTGAAATTTCAAGGTAGAACTGCTAGTTGGACGAATGAGCGGTTCGTAATAGGCAAGAAAACAGCGGTTTTGCGCTATGTTAGCAGCGTTTCTAATGGGGTGCCAACCTATTCTGAGATAACTTATATGACTGATGTTATATATAGGACATCTCCAACTTGGTTTATAGCTGGATAACACCAAATTATCCGACAATAATCCATGCTGATGGAAATTTACTGAGCGATGCAATAGTAGATATAGATGCTCGACTAACAGTTTTTGTATCAAAATTTACACCAGTAACGACCGAAACAGCAGATGTAGTTACATCACTTACATATCCATAGTTTCCCCAAGAAGCTGGACGTCCTTGAAATTTCAATTTTATTGACTATATTATAACGGAGGAACCGGAAAATGAAAGAAAAATTGCAATCTATATATAATGCTCTTAACACTATTCAAGTAAGCGGCAAACAGAATTGCGCTATTGTCGCTGGTGTTATGAATGTTATTGAAGAACTGTTTGTCGAATGCGACAACTACCAACTAAAGGAGCCAGACTTGAAAGAAGGAGAATACAATGGCTAATGGCGTATTCTGTATAGAAGTTAATCAGCTAGGTGAATTTGCCATGATTGCTGGCGACTCTGAAACGCTTGAATTTTCTTATTTCTATAAGGACGGAACTCCTTTGGATTTGAGCAGTTCAACAGCGCGTTGGAGACTGTGTTATGTAGGGCAACCCGACGTAGCCGTTTTAGATTTGCCGGGAGAAATATTTGGCGGTAATAACTTCGTTGTAAAACTTAGCAGTTCAAATACTGAAAACCTGTCTGGTAAATTCATACAACAGCCTGTTCTTGTAGACTACAAAGGCGACGAGTATGTATATCAGCAGGGCGTTATCACAATTATTCCAAAAATCAGAGCATGAAAGTAAATATTTCACAGTATATGGGTTAGTATTGCTCTAGCCCATATACTATAACCTATAAATAAACTAAGGAGTGATTTCTTTGGCTATTACAACTTATCAGGCCAATAGACTCAACGACTATCTGTTTGGCTCTACATCGTTTACGCCGAACGGTACGTATTATATTGGGCTTTCTACTACTGCTATAAATGCGGCTGGTACTGGTGTTACAGAGCCGACTGGTGGCGGATACCAGAGAGTAGCAGTCACAAATAACAAAACAAACTTCACAGATTCTACTGGCGGTATCGTACAGAATAAGGTACAGTTTGAGTTCCCAGAAAGCACAACGGCGTGGGGAACTATCACACATGTATTTATTGCTGATTCAGCTACAACAGGCGGTGGCAACATACTTTATTACGATGCTTTGACTACTCCTAGAACGATTCAGACAGCTACGATTCTTTTATTTGCTATTAACTCAATGAAGATTCAGCTTGTGTAATTCTAGAACGGAGGCGATTTAGTCAATAACCCACGGTTAAAACCCGTGCCCGTAAGGGTGTGTTGACTACCCTAAGTGCTTCACGCGCTACGTTACAAACGAATATATAGGCACCGGCGGACGTTAATCCTAATCTGCCGCTCTGCGACAACGCATCACGAAAAGCTGAGGTAAAGCCGACAGGTGTGGCTGTTGGAAACCGTTTGTGACATTGGGGAAGGATTCCAACTCTCCGTAAGGAGAGGGCGGCTTCTATTTAGCCGCTAAAATCTCGAAAAAGGAGTATGGTCTCATGCAATATGTGTATGTCCTCAACATGCACGGCGAGCCTTTGATGCCGTGCTCTCCACGGAAGGCTCGTTTGCTATTGAGGGGAGGAAAGGCTCGCGTCGTAAAACGCACGCCATTTGTAATCAAACTCCTGCACGGAAGTGCGGGCTACAAACAATCCGTCGTTCTTGGTGTTGACGCCGGTTCAAAACATGTGGGTCTGTCCGCATGCACAAAAAGCATAGAACTCTACAAAGAGGAGATGATGCCGCGCAATGACGTGGTGGGACTGCTCTCGGCGCGGAGGCAATACCGACACAGCCGTCGAAACCGCAAAACCAGATACAGAGCGCCGCGTTTTGATAACCGAGTACACAGCAAGCACAAAGGTTGGCTAGCACCGTCGGTGGAAGTTAAAATTCAGGAACACATCACTGCCATAAAGCGTGTGTGCCGGATTCTCCCCATCGTGCTGGTGCGTGTGGAAACAGCAGAATTTGACACACAACGACTGAAAGCCATGCTAGAAGGTAGACCGCTACCTGTTGGCATCGACTACCAGCGCGGCGAAATGTATAACGAATACAATGTGCGCCAATATGTTCTGAAACGGGATAGATACGTATGCCAGCACTGCGGCGCACATCCGACATCTGAAAAGCCGGTTCGTTTACATGTCCATCATCTGGAAAGTCGTCATACAGGCGGCAACGCACCTAACAACCTAATTATCCTATGCGAGCATTGCCACAGGGCGCTTCACGAAGGAAAAATCAAACTACGGAATGACAAAAAACGTGGTAAGTCGCTGCGTGACGCTGCTTTCATGGGTATTATGCGAGATGCGTTGCTCATGCGGCTGCGGTACAAGCTGTCTGTTCCCATAGAACAGACATACGGGTACATCACAAAGCTATTGAGGGAAGAAAACAAAATCGCGAAAAGTCATACCAACGATGCTCGTTGTATTGCTGGTTTCCCGAAAGCAACTCCCTGTGATACGCTGTATCGCACACGCGCCATCCGACATCATAACAGACAAATCCATAAGGCAAAAATCCTCAAAGGCGGTATTCGTAAAAGAAATCAGTCACCCTATCTGGTGAACGGGTTTCGTCTTTGGGACAAAGTTCGATATAACGGTGAGGAATGCTTTATTTCCGGCAGACGCTCAAGCGGGTATTTTGCCATCAAAAAGTACGACGGAGCCGTTGTTTCAAATAGCGCAAGCTACAAAAAACTAACGCTGATAGAGACGGCGACAAACTATATCACAGAAAGGGGCTGAAGGCGCATTCCACACACGACTTTAGTCGTGTATATCCTGCGCCAAATTTATGAAGCCGTTCAAAATATATGCCAATGCCAAGCGTTCATTCACAATAATAGCAGCTACGTTTCCTAGGCTGGTAACTTTGCTGTTCAACAACATCAACACAATAAAGATTATATCTTCTTTGAAAGCTAAGTTGCTGTCAAAGGTTACTATTAAGACACAATATTTGTTTTCAGTAGTAGCTAATCGTGTCAAACTTAGAATGTTAATGGCAAATAAAGTTACCCCGATAAAAACCAATTTAATTGTCTCTTTCAAGTCGATAGTATCAAATCTCATTACTATTACCATGACAAGCAATATTGTAGCAAGTATGAAAATGCTTGTCAAGGCTACCACAACCATACCAGTAATGTTGAAAATAACAGCACAGCCATTAGTTGGTAGATTTAGATTACTTGGTGAACTAGACCCAAAAACGCTTGGTGAGATGGACGGTAGTACGCTTGGAGAATTGGATTTTATTATGTCATAATAATTATACTTATAAGCCGCACCTTGTTATTGCCACGAACAACGGCAACATGGTAAAGAAATGAAAAAGGAGTGGTATAATGGCTACAACGCCAAATTATAGCTTTTCAGTGTATAGCAGCACTGACACTGATGTAAGGTTCTTGGATTTCCGTGTTGCCACCGCTGGCAGTCAGAGTACAAGTAACTTTTATGTTATAGATACTGTGCTTAAACAACATTCTGATGCTATTGATAGCATAAATGCTACACCATCAGCATTTGTTGTAAAAGGCACATATTCTTCTGGTTCGTTATATACTGCTAGTGTAGCGAACTATCCCGGATATAAAAACGAACAGCTTATTGTTCTTTCGTTGAATCAAAAGAATACTGGTGCTGTGCAAATCAATATTAACGGAACCACGAATAAAGATGTTATGAAATATGGTTCTGATGGTGTACTTAAAGCAGTAGATGCTGGCGACTTTGTTGCTAATAGCCCTGTGTTGTGCTTATATGACGGTACACGATTTGTCGTTATTGGAATTACTAGTGCTTCCTCTATCACTGTAACAGGTGAAGCTGGTGATATCTTACAAATAGCCGATGATGGCACGATTGAAAGCTCTGGTAAAAAGGCAGCACAACCCAATGGTATTGCTACGCTTGATGAAAACGGCAACGTTGTACAGGTGGCTAATATGGCAAACAGTGCCGCCGCTGTGTATAGTGGAGAGCCTGTGACGATTGAGTATGCTGACGAGAATCGTATTGGCTCTGTTACTGCTTATGGCAATAACTCTCAAACATCTGGTACAACTACGGCACCGATTTCAATGAACGGTGTAGATAGTGTACAAGTAAGTGGTAACAACTTGTTTTTGAACAATGCTGAAACTGAAACAAAAAGTGGTATTACATTCACTGTAAACCCCGACAAAAGTGTTACAGTTAATGGGACGAACTCAACGTCAGGTTCAGCAGTTTTTTATACCGGATATAATGAGTCTCTTCCTGCTGGTAGCTATACTTTGTCTGGTACATCTAGTCTTACTGGTAGTGCAGAAATTGAAATAAAAATAAAACGAGTAAGGGGTACTTTTGAATGGTTTTCAATCAATAGTTCTTTACATACTAAAACCTTAAATATAGCAACTGGCGACATAATTGACTCGTTTTATGTTACAGTAAGAGCTGGACAAACTGCTGATAATGTCACAGTCTACCCCATGCTAAACGTTGGTTCAACCGCATTGCCATATGAACCATATAACGGTAGTATAACACAATTACCTATACCGCGTGAGTTACATCGAATTGGTGAGGCCGCTGATAAGTGTATTACACGAGTTAAGAGCGTCTACGACAAGCGGATTGTGCTGGATGGGACGGAGGCGTGGGCAAAGCGCACTAATGTTTCCATAGTAGGCGGCTCAGCTTTCTATCCTAATAATTTTATTACTGATGCACTCATAAACGCCCCGGTTTCCATATCAGAATATTTCGTTGGTCGCGCTGGTTTAACAACTGCATTGTGGGAGGCGAGGCAGGTTGGTTCATATGTCGGGGTTCAATTTAACGCACCGTTTACAGAAGTATCCGACTTTACAGCATGGTTAGCCGCACACCCCCTTACCGTCTACTACCAGTCCACCGCCTACGACGGTACGAACGGGCTGGACGTGTGCTTGACGGAGTACCAGACGGACTTCGTGGAGCTGGACGGGACGGAGGCTTCACATATTTTCGAGGGCATGTTTTATCTCGATTATAGCGCCGCATGGCCAACGCCTGCGAATCGAGTCAATGGTGTGTGTTCTCATTATCCATATGGGGCATATGGCAAAGGAAAAATCGGGCTTACTGATAACGGTGCGGCAGCAGTATATAACCCAAACGGTGATTATACCGGCGACGAAGGCGGTCTGGCGAACTGGAAAGCCTACCTCGCCGCCCAAAAAGCAGCAGGCACCCCCGTACAAGTTGCCTACCAGCTCGCTGCGCCCGAAGTGTACGCTACGGACCCTGTTGACTTCGACAACACAGCCGGTCCGCTCACTGTTGTAACAGGCGGCCAAGTTGAAGTCAAAATGACAGATTTTGTAACCGATAGAACACCAGCATTTCTCAATAAACTTGACAAAACTGGTGATGGTTCTGACGTTACTGTTACTTTCACAGAGGCTGCTACCGATACCGACATAACTTCTGGCGATAAATTGTCTATTTTATTTGGCAAAATACTCAAACGATTCACAAATATACTTAACGGAACCACCAAGGTTGGGTATGCCACTAAAGCTGACACAGATAATCTTGGTAATCAAATAACAGAGACATACGCGAACTCTTTGGACGTTGCCGACAATACAATTGTTCTAAAGAATAAAATTGGTGAAAATCTTTCGACAATAACTGTTCCTTATGCTAATAGTGCGGGAAATGTAGCAACGTCAATTAAAGAGATGGGTATAGCAGTACAAACTGCTTCTCCATATGCTTGGTTTCTTAACTACACCGGAAGCGGGAACAAAGACGGCGCGAGAAAGTATTACGCCTCTGTATATGCTGATAATGCCACATATTCTACCAGTGCTGGAAGCTCAAATAATATCGTTATTTACAATAACAACTGGTCGGGGACAGATGGTTCTATAAGCGCTATTTACGCTAATGCAGAGAAAACATACGTTAACCTTACATCTTCTAATGCTGCCGGAACCGCATGGCCAAATATTTCGGTTCAAAGAATAAACGGTCACGCACTGAATATGGCTCTTAATGGAACCAGTTTATCAATTACATGGTAAGGATGTGTTATTATGGCTTTAAGTTTTAATGGCACAAATGTACCTCCGTCCGGTAATGTAATATTTAATGGGACGTATTGTAAAACCGTAACATACAATGGTACTGAGGTTTGGAAAAAAGAATATACTGTGTATCCCGGCGCTCCCGTTGCTAATACTCAAAACCTTGGGTATGCTTCTTACTTTACTGTTACAAACAGTGGTACAGACATTAAGGTTGACGCATTTGGCGGCACAGAACGAGGATATGGGCGTGTTATGCTTGGTGGATTTAGCACAATAGGTTATTCACAAATATATTTTGCCAATCTCCGGGCATTTATCACAAATAGCTTTTCACATATCAAGGTGGCATTGAGTGATATAAACGGGAATGTTGTTCAACAACTTATTTATTCCGAAGCAAACGGATTCGACGCAACATATACCGCAAGCACTAAATTCAATATAAACTCCCCAAATGGGAATTATTATTTGATGTTAGAGGTTGAATCTGGCGCTACTCACTTGGGTAAAAACGCAACAATATTAATGAACGGTTGTTATCTGGTTTAAAGGAGAGACAATTATGATAAAAGTAACACTTAAAAATGGCAAAGAATATGAAGTTCTTGAACCTACTACGGTATATCCAAGCGGATTGCCGAATATTCGTAGCAAAATGGAAATTTACATTGATGAAAGCGCAATGACATTAGAAGCGCTCGAAAATGTGTTTTCGGACGAGTCCGCAACGGATGAACTCCGTATCACCAAAACAGGAGACGGCGGCGATGTCGCTTATGAGTGTTTATATCGTCACTATTGCATTGTGACTAGTATTGGTAAGAAACTCGTTTCAACTACAAGTCACGAAACAGGAGAAACCACAGAAGTAATGTGTCTGTATGTTACTCTGGAACAGAGGACATATGTTGAGCAGAAACTGTATGAAATGGGTGTCTCCTAAATGACATATAGAAAGGATGCCTAGCTATGTTGAATGAAATTTTAAACGCTGTATTAGATAGCTTAGTAATGGTATCATCTTTTGGAATCTTTATGTTGTTTTGTGCTTTTTCCAATAGTATCTTAGGTTCGGTTATCGCGTCTAAGACAAATGAGTTCCAGTGGAAAACACTTCTTACTGGCGTTGTTAGGAATATCGGCGTTGTTCTCGGCGTCGATATTCTTGCCGCTGGGCTTTCTGGAATTACAAAACTCATAGAAATATACAATGTTGCTCCACAATATTCTGAGAGTATACAAGGTGTTAGCGTATTAGCCATAGTAGCAATCATTATCACATTGTCATACACGGTTTATGGCAAACAGGCGCTTGACAAAATCAAAAGTCTTGGTAATTTGAAAGACGAAGATATAGTCGTGATTGACAAAGCCGAGGGCTGGGAACAGAGAGGGACGTGACTTATGCTTAGTTTTTCTGTAAACAAACAAAGACTTACTAGAAATGATTGTCAAAAGGTAGTTGGGGGTACATATAATTATTTATATGCTATGTTTGACTTTTCATATGATTGGGAAGAAGTAGCGCAGAATGCCGTATTCAATGATACGACTGAGGACAAAAACTTTACAGTTCCAATTGTTGGCAATGTGTGTTTGGTTCCATGGGAGGTTATTACTTCTCCTAATTTCACAGTATCATTGTATGGGTTTACAGATACTAAGCGAATTACGACAAATGAAGTAATGGTTCCGGTTAAACCAGCACCATATAATGCCGAGAATATTCCAAGTCCTCCGCCTACACCAACCGACTATGAAGCATACGTCAAACTTGTAAATGAATATAAAGAACAAGCCGATGCTCAATATCAAGAGCTGAAAGATACAAAGACCGAAACAATTACAAAAGAGACTGCTATTGAGTTCCCAAACATAGGAAGCGAAAAGAATATATATATCGAAACTTCTACAAATAGGACTTATAGATGGTCAGATACCGATTTAAAGTATTATTGTGTAGGCTCTGATTATAGTGAGATAGATATTATATCAGGAGGGAAAGCTCGTGGCTAATACAACATTAGATGTAAAAATTCAAATAAGAAATGATACTAAAAATAACTGGACTACACAAAACCCCGTTCTTTTAAAGGGTGAAATGGGTGTAGAAACAGATACTAGAAAATTTAAATTCGGTGACGGAGTGAGCGATTGGAAAACGCTTGAATATGCGAGCGCTACTGGCGCAATTATTATGAATAAAGCTCCGACACCTACGGATTCCGGGTATGATGTCGGCGCAATGTGGATTGATACAGCCGCAAACAAAGCATATCTGTTATTCAATAACACAGCAAATCAGGCTGTATGGGAACAGGTTGTCACCCCTGATGATTTGAGTGACCTTGGCGCTGGTGACATGTTGAAGTCGCAGTTCGCTAACAATCCAAAAGCTGAACAGGGATATGTAAACGCGGCTATTGTTGCTGATACAGCAAACGCTACAAAAGGCACACTTACTGCTGGCTCTAAGACGTTTAATGGTTCTGCCAATGTTACGGTTACAGCAGATGATTTGGGCGCTCTTACAGCCGTTCCCAGTGAATATGTAAAGAATACTGATTATGGCACAGCAGAAACTGGCGGTGTTGTTAAATCTACTGCCAAGGGTACAGATACAGTAACAATCGGTGCTGACGGCACAATGACAATCGGTAAGGCATCAGAGGCTGTGGCGGCTGATACTGCTACCACATTGGCTACTGGACGTACAATTTCTGTTGCTGGTGATGCTACTGGTACATCTCCTGTGTTTGACGGTAGTGCTAACGTAACAATTCCTCTTGTGCTTGCTAACAGCGGTGTTGTGGCTGGTACTTTCACAAAGGTTACAGTTGATGCCAAAGGACGAGTAACAGAGGGTGTTGCAAATCTTACAGCGGCTGACATTCCTGAGCTTACTCTTTCTAAGATTTCTGATGCTGGAACAGCGGCGGCAAAGGACTTCGGTACTGCTGAGGGTAATGTACCTGTTCTTGGCGCTGGTGGAAAACTTAGCGAAGCTGTTATCCCAGCCATTGCTATTACGGATACGTTTGTTGTTGATAGCCAAGCAGCAATGCTTGCTCTTGAGGCACAGCAGGGCGACGTAGCTGTTCGTACTGATGTAAATAAGACATTTATTCTTAAAGTTGCTCCTGCTACTACGTTGGCGAACTGGGTAGAACTTGAAACACCAACTGACGCCGTTACGAGTGTAAACGGACTTACTGGAGCTGTTACGCTTACAACGTCCGAGGTTGCTGAGGGTAGCAACTTGTACTTTACAACAGCGAGAGCAAACGCGAACTGGGTTACTCACGCTTCTACTGAACTGACAGACTCTGATACGCTTTTAAGAACAACTGATACCTTTATTCTTAATGGCGGGAACGCATAATTACTATTAAGAAAGGGGAGGTATTAAATGGCTGATATAACCTTAAATGCCAGACAGCAACAAAAGCATGATACTTCCACTAACTTTAATAATGCCAACAAACTTTACCTTGAGGGCGAGTTTTTGGTTGAGACTGATACTGGCAAGGTGAAGATTGGCGATGGAACATTAGGCTATAAATCTTTACCATACACAATAGGGACAAGGGTGCCAGAGGGAGCTAAATTCACTGACACAACTTATACGGCTGGTACTGGATTATCCCTTAATGGCACCTCTTTTTCAATAAGCAATAGCGGCGTAACTGCTGGTTCTTACGGCCCATCACAAGATAGTAGTGTGGGGTTCGGAGATTCTATTGATGTACCATATATAAGTGTGAATAGCAGGGGACAGATAACATCGGCTGATAGTAGAAGTATAACACTACCATCCAAACCCACTCCTACTTCCATAGGAGCTGAACCAGCATTTGCTAAGAATACGGCGTTCAACAAGAATTTCGGAAGTGCCGCTGGCACTGTATGTCAGGGAAATGATTCCAGACTATCTAATGCTCGTCCAGCATCTGACGTATCAGCATGGGCAAAAGAGCCGAATAAACCGACATATACCCCAACTGAAGTCGGAGTTATCGGTACAGCCCCAACATCTGGACAAGTGGCGGTTTTTGATGGAACGACTGGTAAAATTAAATCAACAGGGTTTACAATAGCTTCTTCTGTACCATCTGGCGCTAAGTTCACAGACACAACATACTCAGCAGCAACATCCACCGTATTAGGACTTGTTAAGGTTGGATATACGGAAAGTGGCAAAAACTATCCAGTAGAACTTGATGCTGACGATAAGATGTTTGTTAATGTTCCATGGACAGACACAGACACAACATATTCTCAGGCTACATCCAGTACACTTGGATTAATTAAGATAGGGTATACTGAAAGCGGAAAGAATTACCCTGTTGAACTTAATACTTCGGGGCAAGCCTTTGTAAACGTACCTTGGACAGACACTACATATTCTGTATTCACAGGCGCAACCACAACAGCGGCTGGAACAACTGGTTTAGTCCCAGCGCCAACCACTGGACAATCAACAAGATATCTTTGTTCAAACGGCGAATGGAGCGTGCCACAGGGAAGTATTTATAACGGGAGCACAGCAATATCTGTTAAACCATCTACGGTTGATGGAGAATACAATATATATTTAGTTGCGTTATTTCCGGGCACTACAAGCCAAAGCGTTGGACCAAGCGCTTCAGGAACAATTAATTTTGGCTCAGCTTTTAATGTGCCATATATAACGATAGACCAATATGGCAGAATCACAGCATTAGCGAATAGGAGTATGATTCTTAGCGGGGCATTAGCAAGCAGCTCTGCTCCTGGTTTGTGTCCAAAGTTAGACTCTGGCCACCCATCGTACTATCTAAACGCTAATGGAACATGGAGCGCTCCAAGAGGAAGGGTATATGGCGTAAAAGGAAATGCAGAAACTGCCTATCGAGAGGGACAGGTTAATATAACAGCCGCAAATGTTGGTGCCCTTCCAATTACAGGCGGCACAGTGTCTGGCGCGACTACATTTAGTGACACTGTGACGCTTAGCACCGCTGGAAGCATAACATATGATGATGGTTTTTATGATGGGTGACTACTATGGGAATTAAAATATTAAGACAAACAATATCATCAACATCCACAGAGCCGTTGCCCCCCCCACCACCACAGAATATGGAATAATTGCGTGTGACAGGGCCGGAAGTATGTATGTGGGTGACAGCTCTAACAGTCCAGTCGAGCAAATGAGTGTTAAAAAATATTCTCAAACATCCAATCCGAACTTATTGGACAACACAAACTTCTTTAATCCTATAAATCAACGTAATCAAACCAGTTATAGCAACACAGACGCTGCTCCAAAATACTCAATAGATAGATGGCAGGTTCTGGGCGGAACGTTTGATGTCCAAACAAGAACTTACACGTCAAATAGCACATTAGGGATATATGGCAACCAGTTTAGACAGTATATCCCTTTAGAAAATGTATCTATTGGTGATACCATAACTGTAAGCTCTGTTATAAACGATACTAGACATGTATTTACCACAACAATACCACAATATGGAGATACTGTTGCTGACGCTCCGTTCCTATTAGAGACTACGTGGGGCGGTTTTAAAATGATTACACGAGAAGCTGAACATGCCGCTCTTCTTACAATGGTTGTAAATGTATCACAGTCTATAACTGTTGATTGGATAAAGATGGAGTTTGGAAACTTTGCTACACCGTATGTGCCGAAGGGATACGGGGCGGAGCTGGCGGAGTGTTTGCGGTATTTTCAACGTGTTTATGCGGACTGGAGAATCTATCCTACATTGAAAGATGTTCCCTATCGTTTTTCTCAGTCTACACTACAAGTTATGCGAATTAAGCCAACAATTTCGGCTCATGGTACGCCATATACTTTTGGTTGCACAATTAACGCCTTAGATGCCCAGCCAATGGCCTTTACAGTAGAAACAAAAATAACTGAGAAAGGGCAAACTTCGGGCGCAGCGTCGATGTTAGGTCATTTTGATTTGTCTGCGGACCTATAGAGGAGGGAAAACAATGGATGAAAAATATACCGTATATGTCCGCACGGACGAAGCGGGGCGCATTATTGAAGTGAACAGCATCGCGTTTATGGCTGACACGGCGGGCTGGACGGCTATTGATGAAGGGTATGGCGACAAATACCACCACGCGCAAGGAAATTATTTCCCACAGCCACTCTATGATGTTCGAGGATGCGCCAACTATAAACTTGAAAACAACATTCCAGTAGAGCGTAGCGATGAAGAAAAAGAAGCCGAAATAGCAAACCGCCCAGCTCCAATGTCGAGTTATAACGATAGAGTTGCTGCTTTAGAAGAAGCAATGCTTGTAATGTTGTCTAGGGGTGTTTCAAATGTTTGATTTCTTAAAAATTCAATATACTATGGGAAATATAACAAAGGAACAATTGTATTCTTATGTGCCTTTGTGGATTTCGGAGACCGAATATAAACAAATAGTTGGCGAAAACTAATTTGCCAAAAGGGTGAATATTTATGTCAATAAAAGTTCTTAGGCAGAGTACCGATGCTACGGCAACGGCTGCCCCCCCCCTATTGAGCTACGGACAAATTGCCATTGATAAAGACGGAGTTATATATACCGGAAATAGTTCTGACGAAGTAGTAAGTAAAGTTAATTATGCTAATGAGGCGTTGAAAGCAACTCAAGATTCTGCTGGTAATCCTATTGTATCATCCTATGCCGCAGCACTTGACACAAGTGGAAACACAATAAGGCTTAAATATAAAAACGGTGATGTGGCCGCTACTATTACAGCGCCATATGCTACCTCTGCTGGAACCGCTACCAATGCTACCGGTGTTACAGGGAATATTAAAGGCGAAAATATATCAAAAGCGACCAACGACCACTATGCTTGGTGGCTTAATTACAGTGGAACTGGTAGTTATGGCGGAGCAAGGAAATATTTTGCTTGTGTACATGCCGATAGCGCTGATTCAGCACGAGCGTCTAATATAACAATGGCTTACAATGGCAATTTGTGGATTTCCTACTCGTAAGGCGGTGAGCATATGGCATTATTTTATAATAACACAAATGTTGCTACTTCTCAGAACGTATATCTAAATAATCAAGCATCCGACCAAGTGTTTTATAATAATACATTGGTGTGGAAAAGAGACGCACAAGTATATCCTGGCTCTACATGGTATGTCCGTGGAAGTAAAACTAACGAGGTTGGAACTGCCCCTCCATCTATAATTGAAAGAGAAGTGTCTGGAAACGTTGCCAATGACGCGGCAGTATATGCTGTTGTTAATCTTACCCCATATAACTATGTGAATTTTGATTATTCAGTTTACTATGTTAGTCCATATGCGACTGGAATGGTTGGAATTGGCAACTTTGATAATTATAGTATAAACGGTGGTTGGCCTACCGTTACGGGTATAGGTTGGGACAACTCAATTAATACATATCACAACGACCCAAACGGACAGGGTTGGGGTAATGGGGCTGTTTCAAAGCGTTTTACACTCACGGTAAATGTAGCAAGTCTACAAAACAGCTGGGCACTTGGTATATTTTGTCGTAGTAGTAGCACAACTCAAGCAACCATACACCTTGTATTGAACAAATGCTGGTGTACTACATAACGAGGTATATATAATGGTAAAAATTAAACTTTCTAATGGCGATGAATATGAAGTGTTGCCTATGACGGCTGTTTACCCTAGCTATTCGTCTACGGTAAGAAGTCATATAGAAATACACATGGACAAATCTTCAATGTCTGATACAGAATTTATTGCTTTATTCTCTAATCAGGAACTAACAAAAACAATTCAAATCATAAACACTGAATCAAACAGCACTATCACATATGAAAGATACAATGAACCTATATCAATTGGTATTGGTAGATATGATAGTGTAAATGTTGCTACTGGTGAAGTAGTTACAGAATATCATTTAATTGCTAATTTGGAGCAATTAACATATCAGGAAGCTGATATAAAAGCAATGAAAGAGCTTATTACCAAAATGAGCAAATAATATAATTACTATACAGCTACGTATAAAGGAGAACAACATGTCTATTTATACTGGAAGAACGCAAGTTCCGTATTATTATAGCTGTTATGGATATACGAGAGGAAACGGAAAGACTTGGCATGGCGGTATAGATTTGGTTGGATTAGACAGTACAACTATATTGATGCCAGATTATAGTGGAAAACCTATTAGTGGCACAGTCGTTTCCTCTCGTAAAGTAGATAAAAGCACAGGTGATTTAACTTGGGAATGGGGCTGGTATGTATGCGTACAGCTAGACGCTAACCAAACTCCTGACGCCGTGAACTTTATCTATTTTTGCCATAACGAAAAAAACTTAGTATCAGTTGGACAAAAAGTGAAAACTGGTGACGCTATTGCTATTATGGGAAACAGCGGAAACGCCGCACTCGCTAATCCACCAATCAAACATTGCCATCTTGAAGTTAGAGCGACAAGAAGCGGAAAGGGACTAAACCCAACAAAATATGCTGGGTGTTCTAACTCTGTTGGAATATATAATTCGTCAAATGACAATTCTAATACAAATACTGAAATAAAAGGTATTGACGTATCCAAATATCAAGGTACTATAAACTGGCCCCAAGTAAAAGCGGCTGGATACAATTTCGCTTTTATCAGAGTCGGATATTGTAACTATGATGGTACAATAAACGAGGGATACGACCCGTATTATCAGACAAATATGGCTGGCGCAATAGCCGCAGGAATAAATGTTGGCGTATATGTGTATTCATATGCTAAAACTGTTAGTGCCGCAAAGGTATGTGCGAAAGCCGTTGCTGAAAAGGTAAAACCATATACTATTACAATGCCTATTGCTTTCGACTGTGAAGATAGCGATTTATATTCACAGATAGGTAAACAAACAAATACAGACATATGTAAGGCATTTTTGAGCGAAACGAAAAATCTTGGATACTATCCTATATTATATACATACACAAACTTCGCTAAAACACTTTTAGATATGAGCCAATTGAGCGCATATGATTTGTGGCTTGCTGATTACACAGGGAATCCGTCATATACAGGCCCATATACAATATGGCAGTATAGTTCTAAAGGTTCAGTATCGGGAATATCTGGTAATGTTGATATGAACATTGCTTATAAAGATTATCCGTCTATAATTAGCGGAGGTTCGACAGGTGGTGGAGACGTGGAAAATTTGTCTGTTCTAAGATATAGAGTAAAAATAGAAAATAAGTGTCAAGGCTTCGGCTCAAAGAACGTAGATGATGTTATAAAGATTGGAGATTCTGATTATCTTCCAATTGGTGATTATAAGATTATCAGCAAAGAGAACACAGTAGGAGAACAGGGATTCTATTGGTGTGAAATTAGACTTCCAGACGGAGGTTCTTGTTATGCTGTGTACAATCTTCCAGATGATAGATGTGAAATTATTGATGCTACTATTGATGTAGCTGTTGATAATAAGTCTTTGAAGATTATAACTCCAAATAAGAATCAGGCTTTCATGTCTCGAAACACAAGTGACGTTGTAAAATTTGGAGATAGCGATTATATCCCAGTTGGAACCTATCCTCTTATTACGATGGATACCGAAGCCCACGAGGAAGAACTTTACTGGTGTCAGTTTAGATATACAAACGGTAATTCTTACTATGCTGTATATAATTTACCAGATGGAAGATGTGAAATAATTGACACTCCGGTTGACCCGGAACCTGCACCGGAACCCGAACCCGAACCGACTCCTGAGCCAGAACCAGAGCCTACACCTGAACCTGAACCAGAAACTCCAACGAGCGAACTTGTAAAGCAAATTGAAGAACTTATGAAACAGCTTGAAGATTTGATGAAACAGGTTGATGAAGCGCTGGCTAAAGTCAATGTCTTAGAAGAAAAGAATAAAGAATTAGTTACTGAAAATGAAGCTCTCAAGAAATATATTGAAGAAATAGAAGCTGAAAACAAGAGCTTATTAGAAGAAAATGAGCGTCTAAAAGACAAAATTGCCGAAGCACAGGCGGCTTTAGCATAAAAATAAAAGGCTAACCCATACGGGTTAGCCTTTTTTACACGCCATAATTTTACATACCAAATGGTACTTCTTCTTCTCTTTTTGAGAATGATACTTTATACGGTAGGACACCAATCGTTTTCTTATTCGTTTTTACTGGAACTTTTTCTCCATTTTCATTCTCATAAGATGATTCAAATTCTCCATTTTCGCTGTAAACAATACAGTTCCCAATTTCAAATTCCAAATCATATTTCCAGAAATCATCAGCATAATTTTCTGGCGCTATACCATCAGGTATATCAAGATTTTTCCAAAATGTTTCAAGCAAATTGCTCACTATGAAATCATCACAATCGCCATCATTATAAATTACTGCGCATCTCGTGGCGTTGAATTCGGCATCATTATTGAATTTAATAGTCAAAGAGCGTTGTATTGATTCGTCGTTCGTAGTTTGAATGCCCTCAAATGGTAATTCGGAATGTATTGCGCTCTCCAACATAGATAGTGTGTCACGCTTTTCGTATGCCAAATCAAAATCTTTTATAAAAAATGAATCATCTGGCATATTCTCAGCGTTTCCATAAAGCTCTTTTACAAATTTAATTGACCTCATTATTATACCTCTGCTTTAAAGTATAGTTTACAATGGCAAAAACCCTCACTATCTTGGTTTAAGAACTCCTCGCATTGGCAAATATTCTCTTGTAGTTTGCCAAGTTTACAAGGACAATACCCATCATTGTTTTTCAACGCGGCTCGTATTTTTTCTTCGTGTTCCTTGTCTTGTGTAACAAATATTTGTAGCATGATTAACCTTTCTTTCTAAACAAATATGTTATATCTGTCATATCATCACCGCATATCTTATACATCTTTTGATTTGTTACACAAGAGTCTAAACCACCAAGAGACTTAACATATGGGCCAATCTTCAAATAGTCAATAAGATTATCAGATATGATTTCTGAGAATGATGTTATACTTTGTAGTCCACTATAAATACATATCTTCATATTAGGAATCATATCTTTAATTGTTCGGCACATAGTATAAAGTTCTGCTATGTTTTGGTCGCCGCCCATAAAACAAACACAGGTAATATAGTTTTTATACGAATTAATTATTTTTATATAATCATCTTTCATATAATTACCGGTGTATTCCCATAGATATTTTGAGTGGCAACCCTCACATTTGTGAGGGCAACCACTAATATTGAACACTAAAGAAATCTCATTTGGCACTTCTTGGAAAACAATATCATAGTTTATATATTTTAAATCATTCATAATGTCTAATAAAAGCCTCTTTTTGACGTGCCTCAGAGAAATTTGAAATTCTTTTAAGATATCCAATTACTCTTGTAGCATAATCAAGATTTTCACTACCGCACTTTTCACACTTGTTCAAACGATGTTTACTGATATGGCCACATTCGTTACAGATTGTATTTGGAACATTGAACGTAAAATATGAACATCCTGTTGACATTGCGGTATCGAGCAAATGTTTATACTGTTCTTTTGTTAGGTGTTCGTTCAGATTGGCATGAAGGGCGCTACCGCCATCAAGATATTTTGTAAGTTTTTCTCCGTGTAATATAAACTTATCAATAAGATTTACGCCATCATCTTCTACGCGATAAAAGTAACTATTGTAGCATTCTCTCGGAACATACAAGCCGTCTTTCTTATCCCAGCCCGAATTTTTAACACCCAGATTTTCCGCCATTCTGTTACTTTTATGACCTACATCAATTCCTTTTCAGCTTATGATGTAGGCGGTGATGGTTCTTCCAAGAGTGTCTTTACACTCGACCATCACTCACTATGTTACCATAGTGTTCAGACTATCGCACCAGCACCTAAGTGCTGCTTCTTCATTTAGTCGTTCACGCTGCCATTACGCTTGCGCCCTGTTATCCAACTGTAAAGACAATTGGAACTCCAAGTCAATTAGAAGAAGTTTTTATATGACAGTTTATGTATTATGCTGCCAAGTGCCCACACATTTTAGGCACAAATTCGGTATTAAACATTATTTCGGATGTTCTGTCTCTTTTGTTTATAGTATAAATAGGTTTAAGAATAGCTTCTCCATATTTGAAATATTCTTCATTTACAGTAGGTTGAATCCCTAAAAATTCTGCTCCCTCTACAAATCCATTAATTCCAATAGTAAGATATTGTTTTTCCATCGAAATATATCCGGCATCATATACTGGAAGCATATGGTTTTTGAGGTTGTCTTTTACAATTTCGTTATACGAAATCATATATTTATGAATTTTTTCTACCTGTTCAGATACTCTTTCACTAATATCTTCAAGCGTAATTTTGCCTTTTTCTTTTGCTAAATTTTGAATAAGTCTATTGAGGTTGATGGTCATAACGCCTTTACTGCCTGTACTTATTCCACCAGCACCAAGCGTGTATGAAAACGTGTTCTCTGTCACTTCGTTCTTTAAACGACAGCACGATGCTAATGCGTCAACACTATTACTCGTATAACAGAAGAATGAATGTCCTTCGCTCCACATCTCAGCGGCAAAATCATACCACTCTTTATCTACATATTCTTTTCCGTCATTTAGAAGATTAACAGTTTCAACAGGGAATGTCAAAATCTTTTTTAGTCTTTCAGCGTTAAACCATTTCATAAACTTCTTCTGGAGCCAATTAACACTCTCCCATTTAGGAGCCGAACCATCTGGGAACATAAACTCACTAAACATCCCATCAAAATATGGCTTATCGAAATATGCTATATTCCAAAAAACAGATTGAAAATTTCTAGCACCAGCAGGGTCGTTAATCGTGTATACAACTTGCTGAAATTTATTTTCTATAAGATTCTCTAATGTTTTAGGTTCTTTTCCAAGGATTACATTTTCATTTACACGATTATAATAATCATCACCGAAATCCTTTCTAATAAAGTAATCCATATACATCAGAAATTCTGGTGTGGCAACAGCGCCCGCAAACTGCGAAGCAACTGCATATACCAAGTTTATAAAGCTTCCGCAGAACGAATCAAGATGTTTCGGGGCCTCTGAATTTCCTCCAATATTTGTTGTCCCGCTAAACAAAAATGGATACATTGTGATACTTACACAATATGGCAACATTGGGTTTGTTTCATCGTGCCTATATATCTCATGCGAATCTAACTGCCTAATATATTCTTCAGCCAACTCTTGCCCATACAACTCAGTGATTTTATTTATCATAAGAAGCCGATTTGTTCCGATTGCTTCTTTTTTATACATTTCACCAGTACATGTAGTTACATTTTTATGTTCAACGTTAGCATTTGAATCGACCTCACTACCAGTAGAGGCATTTACTGCTTTCCTGTATCTATCAATGAAGTTCAAATACTTAGTATACTGATTTTTGTATTTTTCAATGCTCAAGAAAATCAATCCCCAATCTTTTCAATTAAATTGTAAGCATCCCTAAAATTGTATATAACCCCATCAACTGAAAGCATAGGCATGCTTTTAAAACCCATCTTAATCATTTCATCTTCGTCTGTGAAAATCGTATATTCAAGTTTCTTTGTCTTTAGAATGTTTTCCAATATCATACATTGCGGACAATGATTTGAGTATAGAATTATATCCATAAAATCTCCATTTTGTGTTTGTATTTATTCGTCACCATAGGCGATAATATTGTTTACAGCATAAGAATGTGTCTTATCAACACACAAATTATACACCATTTCAACAACATCATAAGAAGCGCTTATACTTACTATTTCGCTATAACTGTTTACATCGTCGTCTTTCATATTTGCCAATAAGATATGATGGTCAAATGTAATGTTTTTAGCTTCTAACCATCCAGATTCAAAAGTAAGAAACTTATGTTCAGGCGTACACGTTACAGATTCATCAATATTCTTTAATGTGAAAGTAAGTAAATCACCACTGTGTATATGGTTATTGACTTTATTTACCATGTTATAAGTCAAGTCATGCGAAAGAACCATATCACCGACTTTTATATCTTCAATATTCACAACTCCACGATTCGTTATAACTTTGTGTCCAGCCATGAAACAATCAAAATTATCTATCATCTTCACCACCTTATTGCTTGTCAACCCAAGCCAAAGCCGCATGATAATTATACAATGTGCCATCAACGTTCAGTACATATGAACTATCAGCGGCTGGAACTTCTGTGTACTCCACATGTTTAATGTCAAGAAATGCTTTTATATCCTTGTACATCAAAGAATCATCGTTATACAATATTACCATCTGTACTACCAAACCCTCCATCTCTAATTCCATTAGAAGAATCATCAGCGGTAGTAAAATAGTTCAGAAAAATACCTTGACAAAATCCTTTACCAGCTTCAACAGTTAGAGTTTTATGTGTTCTGCTATCATTGATTAGATAAATCATTATGTGTCCTTCGTTTGATGAATAGTAATAATCTCTATCCACTACTGCTGTTTGGTTGTTTAGTTGAAGCCTATTCTTAGCGCCTAGTCCACTTCTTGGAAGAATAAATAAACCCATATTATCTGGCATATAACATCTAATTCCAGTTGGAATTTTGATTTCTTTACCGGGTTCCAATGTAAACGTAAATGGTGCTTTGAAATCATATCCAGCAGAACCTTTTGTAGCTCGTTGAGGAATTGAAAGTGATTCATAAGCTGATTTAATAAGTTCGTCCTTGTATTCAGTGTCTATGATTTCCGACATAGCATCATAGAACTGTTCATAGCTTACTTTTTCAAATCTAGGATACATTTAAACGCTCCAATCGAATCATTTGTCAAAATATAATCTATCTATATTACCACAGTCTGAACAAGTAACAATTACACAATTTTCTTCAGCGTCATATTCTAACTCATACTTGTTTGAATCGCACATGTTACAATAAATGTCAATATCAAATGTGCCATTATCAAACTCCATTGTTTTCTCTCCTTTCGTGTGAAGTAAGGCTATTATACCACATTTTGAATCAAAAGTCAATACCCTATCTGTAAACAATATATGTACTAATTGTAAACAATTTATGAACGTAATAATATTTGTCTAGTATTTCTTGCTATGATTGTATTATAACATATATGAATTTATTTGTCAATACCCTATTTTTAAATTTATATATCTATATGCTTGTATGTAAATTTATAGATATATAGACTATCTATATAAATTTATATATCTTAACACTTGTATAGTTATATAAATCTATATAACTAAAAAAAATAAAATTAAATATTTTTATATAAATTTATATATCTATAAACAAGTTATATAAATTTATATATCTTAACACTTGTATATATCTATAAATTTATAAATATAAAATAAAAATACTAACTTTTAATATAAATCTATATATCTATACGCTTGTATATAAATTTATAGATATATACGCTTTTAACAAATTTATAGATATATAAATTTATATATAAAAGATTATTTTATTTTTTAATTATATAAATTTATAGATATTAACACTTGTATAGATATATAAATTTATATAACTAGATTATATATCTATAAATTTATAATAATAAGCGTATAGATATATAAATTAATATATTATAATATATTAATATAATTATATAATATATAGGGGGGGTGTTGACATTTGGATTCGGATATGTTATAATACGTTCAGAGCAAGAGAGATACAGTGAATTATGAATAAATATTAACAAATTGTTCACGGAAAGTTCACAAATGGGGTGTTGACAAACGGAAAGAAGTGTGGTATAATAGTTTCACAGTCAAAACGCTTGACATATAAAACGACTAAAACAAGGAGACAAAATGAATGGCAGTAGAGTACATTGTTAATTCCGAAAAGCGGACTGTTGTTGCCATCCTAAAGGGCACAGAGCTTGATGCTCATAAAGCTATTGTCCGGCAGGTTGGAGAAGCAGATGAAAGTTTTTTCGGATTTAACAGCAATTGGACGACGCTGATTCCCGATTGTTTCGTGGGAAAAGCAAAGTGTGACCCTCGTGATGAATTTTCTATTGACGAGGGCAAGAAGATAGCGAAAGCACGTTGTATGGAAAAATACTATCGAGCAAAAGATTCCGCTATCAAACAATGGTATAAGAACGCATGTGTAAAGATGAAACGTGTCGAAAGACTTGTAAAGGAGATTGATACCGCAAGATTATTCTCTCAAAGACGTAAGGAAGCAGAGGCGATTGAGAAATATAAGTCAGCAGTATCCGCGCTCGAAGAAGCGCAAGAGGAACTTAATAAGTTTTTGAGTAAGTAATTTATTTTATAATACGAGGTAATAATAATGGCAGTAGGATTTAGTTTTCAAAAAGCAAAACGAGAGAAAATTTGGGTAAAAGTTCTTCTTAATGGCCCATCTGGTAGTGGCAAAACGTATACCGCGCTTAGGTTAGCAACTGGTATGGCGTCTAAGGTTGGCGGGACTGGTATAGCCGCTATCGACACGGAGAACGGACGTATTCGCTATTATGCTAACGAATTTGATTTCTTCGACTTACAGCTGACTGAACCGTATACTTCGGAATCTTATATTGAAGCGATTAATGCGGCTGTTGACAATGGATTCAAGGTTCTTGTAATTGATAGCCTTAGCCATGAATGGAAATGGTTGAACGAAGTACACGATAAGATGCCGGGTTCGAGCTTCCAGAACTGGGCAAAGTTGAAACCGAGACACGCAAGGTTGATGGAAAAAATTCTTCAGTCTCCAATTCATATAGTGGCTACATCGCGCGGAAAAGACGACTATATTATGGAAGATAAAAACGGAAAACAGGTTCCAAAAAAGGTTGGAGTTGGTTCACAGCAGGAAAAAGATATTGAATACAACTATACCGCAACTTTTAACATTGACCAAGAAACGCATGTCGCTACTGTGGCAAAAGACAACACCCATATTTTTGAGGGAAGGTACGATGTCCTCAGTGAAAAAGATGGAGAAAAGCTGATTGATTGGGCCAATACTGGCGAGGGAGAAATGCCAAAAGAACCCGTAAAGGCACCAACTCCTGTTGAAACCCCAAAATCAGATATTGATTCGGCGCTTAGAGAAATCAATTCAATCTTTGCGAATAAAATTGAAGCTGGTGTAGACAAGGAAATCCTATACGCTATTGTTTCTAAGCATCATACAAGTAAGAACTTTACATCAATAAAAGATGTTGATGTGGCAAATACGATTATTAATGAACTGAAAGAGGTTAAATAATTTATGAGTCTGCAGATTAAAGATAGTTACGCAACAATTTTCGAGCCGGAAGTCCATGAAAAGTTTGTAGCATGTAATTTGAGTACAGGTAGAAAGCTCAAAGAAGTAGACGATTACGGACGTCCTAAGTATGCTAATTCTTCTTGGAGAGCCACTTTTGTTGGAAACGCTCTTGCTGGTGCTAAAGCGTTGAAGGAAAAAGACAGAATCAAAATTGTTTCTGGTACTATCACACATGAAAAAAGTGATAAGACTGATGCTAATGGTAACGCGAGATATTTCTACAACGTAACCGTATTTGATTTTGAAACTGTGGCAAGCGCTACTGCGGCGGCATCAAAACCGACAGATGATAATTTGGACAGTGAACAGCCTGATTTGCCGTTCTAAGATGTATTAATAATATATGGCCGAGAGGTTTAACAGCTTCTCGGCCTCCTTAAAAGGAGTGATTAAATGATTCTACTTGAACAAGAAATAAGACATGATATTATAGATGATATGGTTTGGTCGTTTTCAAGACTAAATGGGTTTTACACATGTAAGAGAGCGTGGTATTACACATATATAATGAAAAGGAGTGAACGAGAGAACTTTTTTTCACAGTATGGTACATTTGCTCATTCAGTATTTGAAAAATATAATAAAGGAGAGCTTGAAATATATGAACTAGCAAGTTATTATAACGACAACTATTACTCAAATGTAACTGAAGAAGCCCCACCAAATAAATATGTTGATTTAAATGAATCATATTTCAATAAAGGATACGATTATTTTGTAAATATTAAAGATAATCCCGATGAAGAAATAATTGGGGCAGAAGTAAAGTTTGAATTTACAATCGACGTTATGGATAAACCTAGAAAGTTTATTGGATATATTGATAAAGTATCAAGAGATAAGAATGGGTTCATAGTTACTGATTATAAATCTAAGGGAAAATTCAAAAACAAAGAAGAATTACACGATTACACGAGGCAGTTATACATCTATGCGATAGCATTGAAAGAAATGTATGGAGAGTACCCTTATAAACTTGTTTTTGAGCAATTCAAAGAGAATATAACACAAGAAATATGTTTCAATGAAAAAGATTTAGAGGAAACATATGATTGGATTAGAAATACAATAAGACTTATATATGACGAAATAGATTTTCCAAAAACACAAAACGACTTCTTTTGTTCGTATTTGTGTTCAGCGAGAGATACATGTATTACTGATACAATTTGACATTTTTCAACCTTTGTGATATAATAAGGACGGATGAAGTATGATAAGCAGAGAGAAAATAGAACAAGCAAAGGAAATGTTAGGCACAACCGCGTTTGAACTAATGGCCGACGAGATTCCTCTTGAAGATGTCGATAAAGAAAAATTGGTGTGTAAATCGCCGTTCAAACAGGAAAGAACAGCATCGGCTCATTGGTTCAAAGAGGGAAATTGTCTAAAATGTTTCGCTACTGGATTAACTATGGATTACATAGATTTCAGTATGAAGTATAAAAATAAATCATTTTTAGAAGCAGTTGAAGAATTATTTATGGTCGCCGGTATGAAATATGACCCAAGTGACTTTGAATTTGACGAAGAAGATAAAGATGTTTTCAAAGACTTTAAATGCTCTAAAGATGAAGTAAATACCGACAGAAGTATTGCCGAAAAATATCTAAAATCAAGAGGAATATCAGAAAACACATTAGACCTTTGTAATGTAAAACAAGATTCTCATGGTAACATCGCTTATCAGTTTTATAATACGACAGGAAAACTTATACAGACTAAGTATAGGGTATCTAGCGCACACAGAAACTCTGATAAAGGCGCAAAATGGTTTTGGCAACAAAACGCTGGCGTATGTGCTTTGCTATATGGTGTTAATAGAATAAACTACGATACACCACTTGTTATAGTTGAGGGTTTAAATGATAGACTTGCTTGTGTAGAAGCAGGATATATAAATACAGTTTCAATTCCAGGTGGTGCGGGAGATAAAAACTGGATTGACTTCAATTTTGATGTTCTTGAAAAATGTAAAGAAATAATACTTTGGTTTGATGATGATAAAGCCGGACAAGACGCAATAAAAGAGTGCGTACAAAGGCTTGGGGTTTATAGAACAAAAGTAGTACCAAAAAATGATGTAGTACAGGCAGAAGTAGAGGCTTACTTTAGAAAAGTAGTAAAAAATATAGATTTAGACGAAAATAAAGACTATAAAAAAGTAGATGCCAATAATGTGCTTGTAGCATGTGGTCCATCGGCGGTCATTGACATGATTGCCAGTGCTAAACTTGAGGATAACCCACAAGTTAAACGTTTGATGGACGTTGAAGAAGTACAACTACAAGATATGCCAAGAATATCAAGTGGATTTTCTGCTATGGATAGAGTGTTTTCTGGAAGTTTTGAAAACTCACTTACGATATTAACGGGTAAGTCTGGTAATGGTAAATCAAGCATCCTTAACACAATGTTTGTTGCCGCCCCATTAGAAGCAGGAGAAAAGGTGTTCATATATAGCGGTGAAATACCAAGCGGTATTCTTCTCGGAAATGTGATTAAGCCGTTGGCGTCTAGCAGACATATAGTGGAGTTTGACAACAGTAAAGAGGGACGTCCAAATGGATATGCCGTATCAAAACAAGCTGCTAAAGCAATTAAAGAGTTTTATAGAGACTCCGTATATGTGTATAATGACAATAATGAATTTGACACAAACTCGAAGTCAATCTTACAAGCAATGGAGTATTCTTACAAACGATATGGTGTAAAGAATTTCATCGTTGACTCTCTCTTAACTGTTGATTGTTCACAGGAATATGGTGATGATAAATACGAAAAGCAAAAGAATTTCGTAATAAATCTAAAAACATTTACAAATAATTTTCCCGTTAGAGTTGCTTTAGTTGCCCATAGTAGAAAACTTGCCGCTGGCGTAAAAGAAATTGGTGGCGACGATATTGCTGGTTCAAGTGATATTCTTAAGTGTTGTAATAGAGCTTTTAGTGTCGAAATTCTGTGGGACGACCCAGATGGGTATAATACATTAATAAGATGTATCAAAGACAGAGAGACAGGACTTATTGACAAAGAAGTTAAACTGTATTTCGACAAAAAGAGTTATCGAGTGTATTCAGATTCTAAAGAACATGATTATTCTTATAAATGGGAACGAAAAAGTACAATCACATATCCAGAGGATGTTAGGAGTAGACTGGTGAGCAATATAAAGTATCCAGATAAGACGGTAGAAGTGCTTGGAGAAATTAAAAAATGATGAAAGATATCTTTATATATCACCTACATAGCGATTATAGTAGCTGTACAACGAATATTGACTCTGTAACTAAAATAGAAATGTATGTTGACATGGCGAAAAAGTGTGGAATGTCGGCTCTGGCGTTTAGCGAACATGGCAATATACTTAATTGGGCAACTAAAAAGTCTTTGATTGAAGCCGCTGGCATGAAATATGTTCATGCCATTGAGCTTTATATGACAGAAAACAAAGATAATAAGGTTCGAGATAACTACCATATGATAGCAATTGCCAAGAATTGGGACGGCGTTAAAGAAATAAATCGTATGGTTACAATATCCAATAATAGAAAGGATGGCCATTTTTATTACTCTCCAAGAATTACGCTTGATGAAATGGAGTCGTTGAGTGAAAATATAATCTTGACAAGCGCCTGTTTAGGTGGACCATTAAATGATGGAACCGATGAAGTAAAACAAAGAGTAATAGAATATTTCACAAAACATAGAGATAGATGCTTTTTTGAAATTCAACACCATTGTGTAGACGAACAGTGTAGATATAATTTGTATCTACAAGATTTATCGCATAAGACTGGCGTAAGACTGATTGCTGGAACTGATACACATTCACTCAATGAAAAACTGGCAAAAGCAAGAGTTATTTTACAAAAGTCTAAAAAGGTTTATTTCGAGGGTGAAGATGGTTGGGATTTAACCTTTAAAACATATGATGAACTTGTGGAGGCATATAGGAAACAGGGCGTATTAGATGAAGAAATAGTAAAAGAAGCAATAGCGAACACATGTGTTGTCAGAGATAGTGTTGAGGAGTTCGCGTTGGATACTTCGCCCAAATATCCAAAATTATATAAAGATTCTGAAAAAGCCTTTAAAGAAACTGTTTATAAGGCAGTTGAAACACATCCATATGCTCTTAAAAATCATTCAAAAGAGGAACTTTTGAAAAGGGTGGATGCCGAGCTTGAAGTCTATCATAAGACAAACATGGAAGATTTTATGTTGTTCCAAACATATGTTAGAAACTGGGAACATGAAAATGGAGTGTTTGTTGGTCCGGGACGAGGTTCTGTTTCTGGAAGTATGATAGCGTATCTTCTTGGGATAACCGAAATGGATAGCATCAAATTCAATTTGAATTTCTTTAGATTTGCTAACCCAGATAGACAAAGCAACGCTGATTAACTAAGAGTGATTGTAGCTTTTATAAGGTATTTATTGGAAGAACAAATAATAAAAATGTACTTGGATGGCTTATCAACAGTTAAGATTGGTAAAATGTTGGGGCTTCACTATTCAAGTGTTAGAACAATACTAATAAGAAATAATGTTACGCTTAGAAGTAATAAAAACAATTCAAGGAAATATAAAGTTAATGAATTGTTTTTTGATGATATAAATACTGAAAATAAGGCATATTGGTTGGGGTTTATATATGCTGATGGATATGTAACATCAAACAAGTTTGGTATTGCTCTTAAAGATTCCGACTCAAGTCATTTAGAAAAGTTAAGAAATGATTTAGAATCGGATTATCCAATACACGTTTATAAAAGTAATTCAGAATGGTCACATAATAAATATTGTAGATTACTAGTAACAAGTGAACACTTGGTTGATACTCTAATAAAAAATGGAGTGTTCAGAAGAAAAAGCAATATATTGAAACCGCCTGAAAATATACCGCATGATTTGATTAGGCACTTTATAAGAGGATATTTCGACGGTGATGGCGGTATAATTAGAAACGGAAATTCTTATTATTCAACTTTTATTGGCACACAGGAGTTTGTTTATTGGATAAACGAAGTGATAAACAATGAAATTGGTGTTCAATATAAGAAACTAGAGAAAAGACATGAAAAAGATTCAGTCGTTTCTATTAAATATTTTGGCGAAGATTGTTATAGGGTAATAAAATATTTATATAATAATAGTAATATATATCTTGATAGAAAATATGAAAGGTATATAAAAGCTACAATCAAATTCAGTCAGCTATACCAGTAATGGTATATAAAAAACCGTTAAATTGCGGGGAAACCCTTAGAGCATTAACAACCAAACTATAATGGCGACATTATAGCGGCGAATAGTAACGGATTCGGTATGGTAAAATCGTTAATGATTGGGCAATCAAACGCAGCGAAACCTCTCAAAGAGAGAGAGGGACGTTCAACGACTATAATACGGCTCCTACAAGTAGAGTTGAGGATGAAGGTATAGTCTACTCCCCTTATAAATATCGGGAAACCGAGGGTATATAGGATAGATTCGGACTATTATGACCCCGACAGAGCAAAAACAAGAAATTTTTTATTGACAAATGACTTGATTAAATCATCAGAGATTGCCGCCTTTGGTACAGTGGCTGTTCGTGGTGCTATTGATTATGTATGTAAAGCTCTTGGTTATTCTTTGGACGACGCTAGAGATATCAAAAAGAGACTTTCTATAAATGATAAAAAAGAAGAATTTGCTGACGATAAACTAAAAAAAGATTATCCAGATATATTTGAATACGTTGACTTGATAGCTGGAACGATTGTATCAGTTGGTACGCATCCCGCTGGCGTACTTTGCGCAACAAGAAACATAGAAGAAGAAATAGGATTGTTTACCCTTTCTACAACTGACCACCCCGTTTCATCTTTGGATATGTATGGGCTTGATGCTGGCTGGTGGACGAAGCTGGACTGTTTGGGTTTGGATAACGTGGGTATTATAAATGAGACATGTAAGTTGGCTGGAATAGAAAGAATCAATCCCGACAATATAGACTTGGATGATTGGGCTGTATGGAAAGATATTAGAGACGATAATTCTTGTATATTCCAATATGAATCAGATTTTGGTGGGCAGTTGTTGCGTCAATTATTTTCTGACGAAACAATAAAAATTATAAAAGAAAAAATGCCATCCATTTCGTATTTGAAGCTGTTTAGTTTTGGAAACGCACTAATTCGTCCATGTGGAGCATCTATCAGAGAAAACGCATCCGCAGGAATTTTTAATGAGACTGGCGTTGAGGCGATAGATAGATTATTGGCACCAGAACTTGGTTATTGTATCATTCAAGAAGATATTATGAAATTCTTGATGAGGTTTTGCGGATACAATCTTAACATGGCTGATAAAGCGAGAAAAGCGATAGCAAAGAAAAAGGGCACTGAGCAGTTACTTCCAGAAATCAGAAATGGTTTCATAAAAACATCGAAAGACAAATATCATCTTACTGATAGTGATTGTCAGAGAATCATAGAACCAATACTACAATGTATCTTAGATGCCACTCGTTATGCGTTCTCTTGGAACCATTCTGATAGTTACTCTTTCATAGGTTACGCTTGTGGGTGGCTTAGGCATTATTATCCACTAGAGTTTATAGCAACATGTTTTAACGTGTGGTCAGATAAAGAAGATAAAACCAAAGTAGTATATGAGATGGCAAAACGTCGTGGAGTAAGGATATTTCAGCCGCAATTTAGACATTCTCGTTCAAACTATTATATGGATAAAGAACATTTTGCCATATATAAAGGAATAGCATCTATTAAATATCTTAGTCCAGACACAGCAGAATATTTGTTTGGATTAAGAAACGAGAAGTATGATGGATTCATAGATTTATTGGCTTCACTTGATAGTAGGTATATAAACTCTAGGCAAATAGAAATACTTATCAAACTTGATTTCTTCAAAGAGTTTGGAAATTCCAGATATTTATTAAACGTATATAGATTCTATGAGCAATTTGGAAAATCAAAAATGATTGGTAAGGATAAGTTCGATGGTGCTGACGTATTTGAGGGAATATTCAAAAGACACAGCCGTGAAACAGCTAAAAAGTATGTTGACTTAGATATGAAAGCAATACTAAAAGAAGTTGAAGAATATCTAAAAGTTATACATAATAACGATTTCTCTATCATTGAAAAAATCGTATGGCAACAAGAATATGTTGGATATATCGACTTCAGAACGAATGAAGAAGCCGATAGAACTAAACTATTGCTCTTAGATGTTAGGCAATTGAACAGCAAAAAGACTGGTAAAGTTTGGGCATATTCATTTGAAACATTATCTATCGGGACTGGAAAGAAAGCAGAAATTCTTGTTTATCCGAACGTTTATGAATCTTGCCGTGTTGTACGCAATAATGTTATAAAAGTAAACCCACGTTCGCTGTCTGTAAAGGAATATAATGGCAGAAAAAGTTGGTATCTCAATAAATATGAACAAATAATCATGTAATCGTTGAATATGTCTCCTACTTGACAAATCCTTTGTTCTGTGGTATAATAGTAACAAGGTGAGAGCGGGAGACATATATGTATAGTAATGACCAACTCTGTTTCAGTTGCGCTAAAGCGTGTGGAAACTGCTCTTGGAGTTCACAACTTATTCCAGTCGATGGATGGATAGCTGAAAATACAGTTTTGCCAAACGGGATTGAAAGTTTTTCCATCTCTAAGTGTCCAGAATACGAATTTGATGGATTATGTACCAGATGTATACATTTTGACGACAAATTCACAAATCCGAAGATGTGGTATATGGTTTGTAAAAGGAATGTTAAAGGGAATGGTAACGGAGACTGTATGGGTTATAGAAATAAGTATACGACTTTAAAAGATTGATTTTAAGGGTGACGTAAAAATGCAGTATATGGGCGGTAAGCAATTGATAAGTACCCGAATTTCTGAAGTAATTAATCACGAAATTAGCAGAATTAGGGGGGGGGGCGACATTCGTCAGCTTATTTTGTGGAGCATGTTCAATTGAGAGCAAAATAAAAGCAGATACAAAGATATTAAATGATAAACATGAGTATCTTATAGAAATGTTTAAAGCGCTACAAAATGGTTATGAATTGCCTGACGAGATTACAAAAGAACAATACGAATACATTAGAAACAACTTAGACGAAGATAAGGCACTGTCTGGTTTCGTTGGATTTGCTTGCTCTTTCGGAGGAAAGTGGTTTGGCGGATACGCACGAGACGATAAGAGGGGCAGAAACTATACGCAAACAGGAAAGCGTGGACTTATAAAAAAGATGGCTGGTTTACAAAACGCCACATTTATAAGTATGGATTATAAGGATGTTATTATCCCAAACGGGAGCGTAGTATATGCCGACCCACCGTATGCCAATACGACAGCATATGGGAGCGAGTTCAAGATTGATTACGATGATTTTTGGGATTACATGAGAGAAATCAGTAAAAATAACATCGTATTTATTAGCGAAGAACACGCGCCAGATGATTTTGAGTGTGTATGGCAAAAAGAAGTTGTTAGAACCCTAGATAAAAACTTACAAAATCGCCCCAAAAAGATAGAAAAGTTATTTAAATATAGGAACGCCTGAATATATGAGGTAGTTATGACAAAATATTTTGTTACTGGCGACTGTCATGGGCAGTATGAAAAAATAAAGTTTTTCATTTCACAGCAAAATCCAGATGATGAACTTTATATATTTATACTTGGAGATGTTGGTTTGAACTGGCATCTAAAGTATGGATTAGACGACGAGAAAAAGAGATATCTTTCAAAGCTCAACGCTAAAATTATATGTTTGCGTGGAAACCATGACGCAAACCATGAGAATCTTACAGATATATACTCCGTTGAAAAGATGTGGGGCGGAGATATGTATTGTGAGGAAAAATATCCGAACATATTCTTTGTAAAAGATGGAGAAGTATATACAATCAATGACAAAAAGATGTTTTGTTGTGGTGGAGCATATTCAGTAGACAAATTCTATCGCTTGAGACATCGTTATATATGGTTCGAGGATGAACAACCAACGGATAGCAATAAGAAAAATGCGTATCGTAATCTACGAAACAATAATTATAAAGTAGATATTGTTTTAACGCATACATGTCCATATTTTGCTATACCAGAATATACATTTCTTCCCGGAATCGACCAAAACACAGTGGACAAATCGACAGAAATGTGGTTTGAATCATTATGTAACGATGGGCTTCAATTCAAAAAGTGGTATTGTGGGCATTATCACATTGACGAGGAATATAGGGGTGTAGAATTTTTATATCATAGTTTCTTGCCTCTTGATATTTAGGTGATAGTATTATGTTGATAGTTTGTTTTGGTATATGTTTTGCGTTGTTCGTCTATGTCGCTTTCAAGTTTTTCGATATTATAACGGATTATAAGCGCTAAATAATTTCGTGTTCCTAGTTGACACACTATATGGTTTGTGTTATAATATATATATAATACATTATTATATAGGGGGCGCGTCTGATATGAAAATCGTAGAAAAGAAAATGAATTTGTTTGATACACCTAATCGTTTTATGCTTGCTCACTGTGTAAGTGCTGATTTTACTCTTGATGCTGGCATAGCAAAAGAGTTTGAACGTCGGTATCATATCAAGTCGCGCCTCGATGGTTCTAAAACAGAAATTCCTGCTTGTATGTCGCTTGTGTTAGAAGATAAGAGAATCATTCACAACATTGTAACTAAGAAAAGATATTTTGAGAAACCAACATATATGACGCTCAATGGTGGAATAGAGTTTCTCAAACAAAACTTAGATGTGTTCGACCCAGAATGTTTGTTGCCATTGGCAATCCCAAAGATTGGGTGTGGGCTAGACAAACTGGAATGGGATAAAGTTAGAATAATTCTTGAGGAGAACTTCAAGGATACTAATAGAAATATATTGGTGTGTTATCTATGAAATATTTTCTTATGGCATTTTCTGGGATACTCATGTTTGGTTGTATCCTTGTTGGACTAGACAGATATCCAGAAATTTCTCTTGTTATCCTGCCAATATATGCCATTGGCTCTGTTTTATACTTTCTAAAAGATAGGAGTGGTTGAGTGGTAACAGAATTTGAGTTAGACGACTATTTTCAGAAAATTGAACAACTGAACGCCAATTCAGAAGAAAAATTAGACGAAAATGAACTGGTGAAAATTAAGGTGTTTTTAAAGGCACTTTTTGCGAAAAATCAGCCCGAAAAGCCCAAAAAATGCGCGTTTTTGCCCCAAAAATGGCAAAAATGTCCTAGTTGTGAACACATCATAAAAGTCCAATTTTATTGTCCTTTTTGTGGCCAAAGAGTGCGCGAAAGGCACTTTGAGACGATTTCTGAGCAGTTGACGTTCGGGCCAGTATATGGATGGGGTGTAAGCTCGTGAACTTTATAGAAACGACAGGGTTCATTGAATATCAATCAAGATGCGATTGGAAGTATGGAAAGTTTCCATCTTCATACAACGGATGCGGGTGGATTGCTTTTTACAACTTAACGCGACTGATTTTCAATGACAAGGATTTTGTAAAAGTAGCATCTGAAACTTTAAACTCGTTTGAGAAAACGGTTGACCTTAAAGGTGTCCTTGGTACTTCCGTTTTTGACATGTTGCGTCATTTAAAGGAGAACTATAACTCTAAATATGTGGACTGTAAAATGAGAGTTATGCGCAGATATCGCTCGGCAAATATTCCAAGGTTCGGAATCATTTATTATTTTACTGGACATTCATTCCATTATGTTATGTTTGAAAACAACGGGTTTAATTTTGTTTTCCATAACGTAGAGAGCAAGGTTGAGACTCGCTCTATGGACGAGTTTGAAAAGAAATATATCAAGTGTCCGTTTTACATTATGTTTGAATTAAATGAGGTATAGTATGACAAAGTATAAAGTTCGTGTAGACACAAAAAGCGATATCACAGGAATCATGGGAGTCATTGATAAATCTGACGGAGATGTATTTCTGCTGAATCAGGCCAACGAAGATGGAACTGAATTTCGTGTAAACGCAAAGAGTTTGCTTGGTTTTACTCTGGCATTGTGCGAGTGGCCGGAGAAGTGGATTAAGTGCGACCCGTCGTTGTATGAGCCACTGAAAGATTTTATCATTGATTGATGAAAATTGAAGATGTAAAACTTCCTCGTGGTGAACGTGCTGTACTAACCTACCATATTGGTGGGGAAGTACAGTATGTCATAGCTACCCACATACTTGACACAACTTGGTATTGGCGGTATAATATAGTAGATGGGAAGCTCGTAAAAGATAAAGGTAAAAGTAGAAATCCGAAAGATTTAGAAGGGTGAGCTAATGGAATCTATACTAATATTTTTTGCTGTGTTATTTATTATAGCACTTGTATTGGCATTTTATTTTGGTGTATCGGCGTTTTTCTCTTGGCTCATATGCCTTGCTTGGAACGCCTTCTTTGTACCTGCATTTTCTCCGCTTCCATTTTGGGGAGTAACAATTATACTTTTTATTTTTGAAATTTTTATAGTGCTTATGAGGCGCGAAAGGGATTAAAGTATATGTATCGTTTTGTTGTTGAAATTGAAGAAGATATTGACGTGGATGATGTTTTGGACAATATCGAAGAAGCACTTGAAGCGTCTGGCGTAGAGACATACACGGTAACTGGTGGAGACGTTGGTTGATGTTGGAAACAGTTGGCAAGAATTTTTTGATTCTGAAACCGAGAAAGAGTATTATCAGAATCTTAGAAGATTTTTGTCACAGGAGTACAAAACACAAACAATATATCCACCGCCAGAGGAAATATTTAATGCTTTTAAGATAACACCTTTTGAGAAAATAAAGGTTGTTGTCTTGGGGCAAGACCCTTACCACACGCCAAATACCGCAATGGGTTTGGCGTTTTCTGTGAAACCGCATTGCGTAATACCACCATCTTTGCGGAATATTTATCAAGAAATTGATAATGAATATGGTGAACATTGTCTAAAGAACGGTGATTTAACACCGTGGGCGCAACAAGGTGTTTTTCTGCTCAATACTACTTTAACGGTAAGACAGGGGAAACCAGCTTCTCACTTTGGTAGAGGTTGGGAAAGATTCACAAATGAAGTGATTTCACTTTTAAATGCTGATAACTCTCCAAAAGTGTTTATGTTATGGGGAAGAAATGCGAAAGATAAGCACAACCTTATAACAAATGAGTGCCATTTAGTGCTTGAAGCGGCGCATCCAAGCCCATTTTCAGCATATAATGGATTCTTTGGGTGTAATCATTTTAGGCTTGCGAATCAGTTTTTGCGAGATAAAGATATAGACGAGGTAGTTTGGTAATGAGTGTAGTATCGAACGTAAATGTATATGGCATAGACGAAAGCATAAAGGCGTCAAAATACCCGATGTCTGTCGATATATCACAGTGCGATTCAACTGTAACAGACAGAGTAAAATCTCTTGGACACGCCGCCACTGGTTCTGGCCACGATAACTTTCTAAACGGAATTGTTGTACAGTTTGATTTAACATTTTCTTTAAAGGCATGGCCTGAAGCACAACGTTATAACTTTTTGAACTTCGTTAGCTCACAGTCCACAGTTCACCGCATCACAAAGCTCAATCCATATAAACAATGTAACAAGTATGTCCTTGAAAGCATTAAAGATACGATGGTTGAACTTGTGTCGATGTACAATGAGAACCCAACGCCGGAAAATTATCTGATAGTTTTATACAATATCCCAACAGGGTTTGAACTAACCGCAAGAATGACTACAAACTATCGTCAATTGAAAACCATATACTTTCAGCGTAAATCTCACAAGCTACCAGAGTGGAGAGAGTTTTGTCATTGGATTGAAACCCTACCAATGTTTAAAGAGCTGATTTTAGATGAAAATGTCTAATTTTGACCATACATAAAATAACAGTTTTATTTGACAATTCACTGTTCGTCATGGTATAATATATACAGTGGAAAACGAAAGTGTCTAATAAAAATCACACACCTGTTGGATTATGTTACACAAAATTTCTCGTTTTTACCATGGTTTTTAGCATCAAAAATAAGTGGCAAAATTTGACGTAAAAACAGCTCAAAACAGGCAAAATTTACACAAAAACAGCTCGAAAACATCGTTTTTTACACAAAAAAGGTTCGAAAACAGGTGTGTGATTTTAGACACAATTATTACAATTTGGTTACAATATTTTTGGGGATGTGATTACTAAATTTTCTTGTTTGGTGTATCTATTTCCTACTGAGTTGGTAGGAATGCCAGAATATGGCAAAAGTGATGTTTTTGTCACTTGATAAAATCCGCATTTTATTGTAAAACATAAGCATAAATCGTGGGCGGTAACTCTGCCCACATTTTGTTCCCGTGATGGAATTGGCAGACATATGCGGCTAAGAACCGTAGTTTTGTGGGTTCAAATCCCACCGGGAACACCATCTTGTAAATATTCGTAAGCTGAGGGTGTGAACAATGGGTAGAAAATATGGAATGTTAGATATTGATGAAAAATACAACGGGTTATCGCGTGAGTATAGTGAGCAGACAGGCTGTTTATTGGAAGAAATTTTTGATACATATATCGCAGATGGATACAAAATCTGCGTTGATATGGATAGTGATACAGTAGATATACATCAATATCATGGACATTTCGGGAATAATTTTGAATCAGCTTTTGCCAACGACGAAGATGGCGAAGATGGATTTGAATGGTGTTTATATGATTTTCAAATTATTAGCACAAAACCATTCATTTTCATAGCCGATAGGATGAAGTTTATACCATATTTGGAGAGGGTAAAATGAATCTAGTAGTAGGGCGCAGATATACATTTGATTACATTGTAAGAGAATATTGTAGAGCAAATAAGATGGCAATGTCTGATTTGCGTTTTGAGTTTTTCTATAAAGATACATGTTACCCAGAATTTGACGCGAAACCATACGGTTCAATAATAAACGGCAAACAATGCTTTTCAAAAATAACTTCTAGATACGACCGTAGAGGCTTTTGGGCCATCGGCCATCCAAGTCTTATAAGTTTAGAACCTCTTACCATCGGACAAGATGGTATAACCTTTGCTGGTTACTTTGTAAAACATCATAGCAGAATTAAAAATGCGCCAAAATAATGGCGCAAACTTGTGCCAATAGCATAATCGGATGATGCAACTGCCTTCTAAGCAGTAGAGTGGGGGTTCGAGTCCCTCTTGGCACGCCATTTAGGATTATGGGACGTAGGCTTAGAAGCAGCCATCGTTTAAAGAGTGATGATATTCCGCATGTGACCATGGCAAGTTCATGCGCGCTAACTGCCAGAACCGACAGGGAGAGCCGAGTTGGGAAAAAGCGCATCTTAAACCGGGTAGTCAAGAACCGCGTACCGATAAGCCAGTTAAATAAGGTACAACGGAGAAGCGATGAATCTGGTACAGGGATGGTTGCAAGGGCGGGGCTGGACATAAATGACCAATATTTCTTTGGCGTAACAGCACACCATAATCTTAAATTTATATGCGGGTGTGGTGAAATTGGCAGACACAAGAGGTTTAAGCCCTCTTGATGGAAACGTCGTGCGGGTTCAAATCCCGCCACCCGCACCATTTTAAGGAGTGATTTATATGTCGGTATTATTTCGTGGTAAAAAAGACGAATATTATGGTTCAGAATTTGCTGTTTTAATAGAGAAGTATAATGATTTAAACAAAATCCTTTTGGATGATGTTGACAAGAAGAATTATGGAGAGTATAATTGTCATTTGGACAAAGATGGAAGCAGATTTGTAGTTACAAAGCCCATAGATAAAGAGAGAAGTATGCCTATATGGTATCTCCATACTGTTCATATAAAGAATAAAGAACCTCTAACGATTTCATGTGACGGACGTGCTTTTGTGATGTATACTGCTCCGTCAAAATCAAAGGGAATTTGACAAAACTGATACATTGTGGTATAATATGGGTATGCATCAGTAGCTCAATTGGTAGGGCACCTGCCCTCCAAGCAGGATATTGCGGGTTCAAGTCCCGTCTGATGCTCCACACTCAACGTAGCACAGCCGTAAAGCATTTGGGGTAGATGCCATCGTCGAACGAGGTTCGAGTCCTCGTGGGGTTGTGTGGTTGTTGAGTAAAGACGAAAAGGATGTTCAAATATTAGGCTTAGTTTTATTCTAAGCCTATTTCTGTTTCGTTATGTAAAAACGAGGAGGGCAAATATAACAAAAGAAATAGGACGGTAATGCGATGAAAGAATTTATTTGCCCTGTATGTGGGTATCATACCCAAGGAACCGAAAGAAATGAAGAAGTTTTAAATGTTATGAATCTCATTGGAGCAGTTGCTGGCGGCCCAGAGTATAAAGCATACTGCGAAAACTGTGGCAACACTTTTCCTATTGTAGACGACATCTATGAGATTGTAGAAATCACAAATGTAGACGGCACAGCGAAAACAGATGAAAGAGCATTGGCAAGAATTGGACGTAAAGTAATTATCGGTGAATTAGAAGTTGGAAAACGAGCTGTTTTGCCATATGTGCCAGAATTTACTAGGTTTTTACACACATCTACTGTTGCTGAGATTGTTTCAACGGCTGACGGATGGTATATCATTGTTACAACACTGAATAGCGTGTATAAATTGAAGTGTGTTGAGACAGTCAAAAATGTTTGACAAGTTCTTGATTTTGTGATATAATAGATTCATCAAGTCAAGGACGGTAAACATGTATGAATGAACGATTCCTCGATTGTCTGGTAAATGGAGATTGTTTCAAAGTATTACCAGACATTGAGGATTGTAGCATTGATTTGATTCTTACTGACCCGCCTTACAATACAACAAATTGTGAGTGGGAGTGCGAAATTGATATTGACGGTTTATTCACGCACTACAAAAGGATTATAAAAGACAACGGCACAATAGTCATGTTTGGAAATAATCCTTTCTCCGCAAATGTAATTGTGAGAAACCAAGATATTTATAGGTATAGTTGCGTTTGGATAAAACCGAACGCAACATCGCCTAACCTAGCTAAAACTCAACCTATGCGTAGGTATGAGGATATCATGGTCTTTTATAAGAAGAAGAACATCTACAATCCTGTAATGTCTGAGGGTAAACCATACGTTTGGAAAAGCAAGCGTAGTGGCGGAGAAGCTACACAAATAGCTTACAAACAGGACAAAGAAATCATAAACACAGGGCAACGCTATCCCACAAATGTGTTTGAGTTTAAACAAGAGAGAGGACTTCATCCAACACAGAAACCAGTGGCATTATTTGAGTATATAATTAAGTTGTACACAAATCCAGAAATGGTTGTATTAGATACATTTATGGGGAGTGGTACAACACCAGTAGCTTGTCTAAATACTAATAGGCATTTTATTGGCATTGAGATGGATAATACTATTTATTCTATCGCCGATAATCGTGTAGCTGAACATGCGAAATTGTTTGACACGGTAGAGTAGATTGTGTTATAATATATGTGGTGAGAAACTTATTGGAGGTCAAAAAATGGATTTAAGACTCGTAGGAGAATGGGACGGTACACCGGAAAAATATGACCGATTCTCTGAAAAACTCTTAGAGCCAGTGTGTCGTGAGTTCTTCAAGGACGATACGTTGGTTGTGCTTTACAACCATCATCTTCCTGAGATGGAAGTCACGGACGAAACGCTCGAAGTGTGTTTCAGGGATTTTATTTCGGCCAATGTGGATGAAAACAGAAACAAGGTGTTTATCGTCAACTGGGGTTGGCATCATAGGAACGATGGTGGTGCTAACATCCGTCCTTACATGGACTCGTTGCGTCTGTGTAACAGTGATGCTGTTTCATTCTCTGGAAAGGATTTGAAACCCAACGAGTATGCGTTCAAGAATAAGAACGGTGTTACGTTGGCAACATGGAGAATCACAGACAAGGGTTATTCAGTTCTGTATTTTCTGTGGGATGCTTTCCATGTAACTTCAGATTCAGCTGTTTCTGAATGGAAAAAGGAAATTCTTCCGTTCGCCATCAACCAGTTCGCGGCAGGAGTTTTCCTCGAAAAGTATGGTGAAATGGTGTTAGAGGGCAAACAGGATAAACGTCTTGTTGGCAGAACGTTTACTTCAATTTCTGACAAGGCGCGACAGGTTGTTGGAAAAGATGGAGAAAAAGCAGTCATTGAGGAAATGATTGACAAAGCTCCTGTAAAAGAAATTACGTTGTTCTTGAATCAGGTTGCCAACTGTAAGAACACTCAAAACGCACGGCGTAGCAGTAAGGCAATCTTTGTGACAAAAGAGCAGGTAAGAAAGTGGCTTCTGCCTTGGGCAGAAAAGAAGTGGCCGTATTATGTTCTGTTCGGCCATCAGTTCTCAATTTCTCACGATATACACATCGCTCTGCGTCCCGATAAGGATGAAGTTCTTATCAAATCTATGCTTGGTGACTTCAAGCGCAAGTTCATCAAGTATGCTCCGATTCTAGACATGTTCAGCACGCAAGAGTTTTTGAGCAACACTGTCCGCTCACACGAACAACTGACAAAGTACAGGCCGGTAAAGAGCGGAGAGAAACTATCTAGGTATCTTTCCAGCTTCTTCGATGATAAAGAGTTTGATGTTGAGCTTTCAAAGTTCATTCAGAACAAAGAAGTTCATTCTGTCGCTCATATCAGCATCAACCCCATGGACTTTATGACTGCCAGTGTAACAAAACACGATTGGCGCTCTTGTCATGCTCTGCATGATGGAGAATACGCTCTTGGAAGTCTGAGTTATATGTTCGACGAGGGAAGTTTGATTGCGTTCATGGCGTCTGACCGTGAATACACATACGACCTCGATGGCAAAGGCAAACCGTTTGCTTGGAATAGTAAATCTTGGCGTCAGATGGTGTATGGTTCTATCAAGGATAACATGTTCATCTTTAGCCGAGAATATCCTCAGCATTATCAGAATGATGCAATTACAACCGAAGTTCGCACGATGCTTGAGCATACTATTTCTGAGTTCTGTGATATTCCGAGCGTTTGGGTGAAAAAGAACAACGGCGCAAAGAACAGCATGGGGACTATCTATACGAATGCTAAGAACGCAAAGCATTACGATGATATTACGAACAATCAGACGGTTCTGATTCGTCATAAGATGAATATGGATATTTCTGGGCCTATCGTAATTGGTTCTTGCCCGGCGTGTCCGATTTCTGGAAAGCTCCTTACAAATTCCAATAGAGTCGTTTTCGATTCTTCGGTTTTGTAAGACTTAGATAGGAGTTCAATATGAAAATTTTATCTGGTGCAAGTCACCCATCAGTATATGTAGACGATACTGTTTTCGACAAGTTATCGAAATATGCTCTGGCTCTTACACAGAGAGCAACTATCATTTGTGATTGTATCGTAGATGATGTTGCGGGCACAGTCCAAGTTATCGAGGCAAATCTTGTCGAACAGACAGTGGATTATCTCAAAAATTCCTCGAAGTATGAGGAAATCAACCAGTATATCGGATACCGTGAGGATAAAAACTACGGTACGATATTTGCTCAATGTATGATTCGCAATACATTGGGCGCGACACATGATGCTTTCGAAGAAAAGGACTTTACATACTTTGAAAAGTTGTGTGAGGTTACAGACTGGTTGTTGGTTGGAGAAATCACAAAACCGTCTGACGGAAGCGAAGCGTCGTTGCATCTTTGGTACATGGATTTGGAAAACAGAATCGCATATGGATATTCTGACCCCGGCATAAAATCCGTAGACGGATTTGACGGGCAATGGAAACGTAGTTCTTATGGTTATTACGACCAGAAAGAAATTGAGTCTGAGGTTAAGCGATTTTGTAAAACCAAAACATCGACATATGGCGGCACAACGTACTATGGTACAAGTGGTTATTCGTCGCATAGTTATTCGACTCCGGCAACTCCTCCGGCCAAAAGCAAGCTCAACAAAGACGACCCCGACATTTCCAAAATCGTTTAAGAGAGGGAAATGATATGGGTAAGAAGAATTTTGAAGCATATTATGGCCCCGAAAAGGAAATTTTGAGCATGAAAATGGCGGCTTTTCTGCTCTTGAACGGGTGTAAGCTGAACCATACTCGAAAAGACCTCGTAAAGCCACATCGTTTCATTTACTTCTTCGCCAAAACTCCACAACTTGATATGCTTATGAGCAGATACATCGAATATCGAGACGCACTCGGTGAAATCAAGAACGATACTTTCGAGAAGTATATTCGTGGCGTTGACTTTGGCGTAGAAGAAATGGCCGCAGGAGATAAAGGAGAGCAAAAATGAAAGGTTTTAACTTCGATGGGTATAGGCTCATTGTAGAATGTCGTGAAAGCGACCTCGTTGAATATCTTGGACGTCAGATTCCAAAGATTTATGGCGAAGATAATTGTACTGTAACACAGGACTATATTTTCGCAAAAGGCACAATTCCAGTTATTCTGTGTGCCCATATGGACACAGTATTCAATAAACCGCCCGAAACTGTTCTGTACGACCCAAAGCAGGAGCTTATTTGGTCACCAGAGGGTATCGGCGGAGATGATAGGAATGGTATTTATACTATTCTGAAAATCATTTCTGGACGTGAGAAAGATAAACTTCCGTCTGTGTTGTTTACGACACAGGAAGAAAAAGGCTGTATCGGCGCAAGAAGAGCGGCGAAACCTTTGAAAGCAAAGGTTGGAGAAATCAATTTCGCAATCCAAATCGACAGACAGGGTTCTACTGATGCGGTTTTCTATCAGTGTAAGAACCGTGAGTTCATCGACTATATCTGTTCGTTTGGATATAAAGAAACTCCGGGTTCTCGGACAGATATTTGCGAAATTTGTCCAGAATGGGACATTGCTGGCGTGAATTTCTCTTGTGGATATATCCATAATCACACCGAAAAAGAGATTGTAAACGTCAAAGACATGTTCCAGACAATCAACATGATTGAAAAAATTCTGGACGACGAGGGTAATAAGAAACATTTCCCTTTCGTGGTAAAATCTGCCACAAAAACAAAAGAAGAAAAGGGCGTCGGCGCAAAAAGTAACGTGTCGAAGCTCCTCACAGACGATGAAGATTTGGACTCGTTTCCCAGCGGTACGTTTCCTGATACTCCTAATACGGATGATGCTCTGCTGATTGCCATGTTTGGAGATAAAAAATAACATCGTTTTTATTTGACAAGTTCCCCGACATTATGTTATAATAATAACAGTGGATGGGGAAACACAAATTAGTGTCCGTTATATTCACATAAATTTTATTAAACAAGGAGACAAACATTTATGGCAAAGACGATTAAGACGAACAACGACCTCAAGGTGGCTATGATTCTGACCGTCAAGAACGGCGACAAGTATGTTGTCGTGGCAGACGATAACGGCCATCACGACGTTATCAATCTTATGAACGGCAAGTCCAACGGCATCGAAGTTGGTACGGACAAGATTGCCGTGTGCGGCGGCACCAAGGGTAGCCGTGACGTTGTAAAGATTGAGGAGTTTGAGGCTGTTCCCACCCGTAACCGCCTGTCCGAAGCTCTCAAGTACATGACGGGACGTTGCTTCACCGAGTGTCTTTCTACGGTTTGGACGGCAGAGGACCAGCGTCTGACTGCCGCAAAGGCAAAGGCCGCAGAAGCTGAAAAAGCTCTGGCGGCGGCACGCGCAGAAATCGCACGTTATAGCTAATCAAGGCTATAACTGAATCACAAGCTGGGGCGGAATCTCCGCCCCAGCTTCAATTTTTGATAATAACAAAAAGGGGGCGTTCTTATGAACCTCATACTGTTTAGCAGTTTCTTTGGGGATAAAAAGGTACATGATTTCATCATGGAAAAGTCGAAAAATTGTGACCCTAAAATTTGTGTAATCCCGTCATTTACAAATTTTTATGGTGTTACATCCACAGGAGAATATCGCGCTCTTGTAAAAATGGGATTTAACCACGATAACATATCAATGTTTGACGTTGGTTATCTATGGGATGAAACAAAAGTCGATTCACTGATGAACAACGATGTTATCATCCTTGGTGGTGGCAATACATTCCTTTTTCAGTGGCTGTTGCGCACACATGGTATGCTTAATATATTGAATAAATTTGCGTCTAATGGTGGTATTCTTATCGGTGAAAGTGCTGGCAGTATTATGATGTCTAAAACCGTTGAAATTGCGCGGTTTGCTGACCAAGACATCGTAGGCTCTAGCAATACCGATGGAATCGGGCTTGTAAATTTTAATATGAAGCCGCATTTTGGTTCATGGATTAAGAATCTAGGAGATTTTGTCGATTGGAGTCGCATGCATGACGGGGATTTATATTGCCTGTTTGATGGCGGATATATTATTGTTGACGATGGAGCAACAACGCCATATGGTGATTATATCCGATTTAACAACGGTAAAGTAAAAGACTTTTGTCTGAGAGGGCACTATGACTACTAAGTATGGCGTAGGCCAAGTCTATGACGGGATGGCACAAATTGAGTTTGTTATGCCAAATGAAGATTGGGCAAATGAACTTTGTCTTGTACTTAATAGATTGTATTTTGGAGATGAACAATTTGCAATCTATATGGAACAAGATAATCCGCTCGAATATTTTTACAATGATGATGGGTACGCTGTGTGGCCCATCGACTGTTACGACGAGAAAGATGATACAAAAGAATCAGCCATTTCAAGCATAGTAAACGCACTTATGGAGGATGGTTATTTTGGTGAAAGATAAATACTCTTTGGGTTCAAGAGAGAAGTTCGTTGAAGCATTCAACGCCTCTAAAGACTGGCAGAAGTGTGATGCTATTGCTAATAGAGGGTATATCGAAAAAGACAATATCCTTTATTTCTATCTCAAAGGCAAAGAGCGCACAAAGATAAACTATGAAGAATATTGTATTATGTCACATTTGACAAAACAATCATAAGTATGATATAATATAAGCATACTAAGAGAAAGGCAGGATTGATGATATTGTATAAATGGCAGTTGCCCGGCGCATTGCGTAGCGGCATGGTTTTGACTGTAAAAAGTATGGATGAACTTACAAAAGAGTTCGGCAGTTTAGAGGGAGTGCCCGGTGGTTTTACCACACACATGCGCATATATTGTGGACACAAATTTCGTGTAACACCAGAAGTAAAAGATAGAATCGTAAAGACAAACGAATTTATCTCAATTCGTCTTTTCCAAAAAGACGGGTTTTGTTTTTCGGCGGCAATGCTGAAGCCCAATAAAAAAGAGCTGTGTGAACGTGTAGAGGACGCCATTGTTATTAATGGCGCTGGAGACTTTGACAAAGCAATTATTGAAGAAATGCTGTCAAAAGTTGATTTTGACATGGCAAGAAAAATGATTGCTCATGGTACATGGGATAATGCCTCGCCAGAGGAAATCCCAATGGACTATGTAAAAAAGATGTTGACGAATTGGGCAACCAATAAGAAGTGGCTTTATCTCTTAATGGGGCGCAATCTGTCAGTTAAGAAAACATTCCAAGTCAACAAAACAGAATGTGAAATGGAGGCTTTGATTGATAATTTTGTCAGTGAGTTTCCAGTATATGGATTTCATGTAAGACAGTTTTCGACTAGGGAAATTCTTGATAACAAGATTCATAGAGTTCCCAGCCTTTACTCTAAGTATTGCGATATATGTCGAACTGGAATGAAAGTGTCGAAGTTCTTTTCACAGCTTTTGAATGACGATATGTTTGATATTGCTTTGTCTAAAATCATGCAGAACACCAAGATTGATGCTGTTATTGAAATTTCCATTGACCCAATGGACTATTTTACAATGTCAATCACAAAACACAAATGGGTGTCATGTTTTGATATTGGGAAAGGTAGTTTTTCAAACTGCGCATTTTCTATAATGCAAGATGCCTTTACAGCGATTGCGTTTAAACATAACGACAAAAAACATGATTATACGCTTAAGGTTAGGGGCGGTAATTTTCAATTTCAATGGAACAGCAAACAGTGTCGTAGCGCTGTTTGTTTCGACGAAGCCAGTAAGAGCATTATGGGCTTTAGAGGACAGGGTAGTCCCGATAGCTCATATTATGATGCTGTCGATGCCGTAGCAAAGGAAATTATGGGCGGTACTGATGTTGAATACACCAAAATCGACAGATATTCAAGCACTTACTATCAAAACGATATGTGGCACTATACGCCGAAAGAGTCAAAATACGGCCATGTACACGACGATGCTCAACATATTCTTATCCCAAATGGTGCTAATAGAGACGCTATTGAAATCAAAATGGGAGTGCCTGAGCTTAAAAATCCTTTGAACGGGAGCGTTATATATCGAAGTTCAAAGTTGTGGTGAGAAGTATGTCTTATGACGAGTTTAAGTTGTTGTTGAACGATACAACATTTAGAGAAACGCACAAGTTCGATGCGTTTCCAATTAGTTCTGACGAATGTGTCTTATATAATATTTGTGTTCCTACGACTACATTTATTAATGGGGACGAACTGTTCGTACCTAAAGTTGGTAGATGGATTGATATGGGCGGCGCTGAAATAAAAGACGATGGAAACAAAATAATTGTTGAGACTTATGATTGGATTTTTGAGTTTTATAAGGCCCGCAAGTACGACCCGTTTAAAGACGGTAAAGTGAAAGGTGTTTTTTCGTCGCTTGGAGATATACGCCCATTTACTGTTGATGCCTCAGTCATAACAGGCGGACGTTCATCTAGTCCATATCTAACATATATTTATTCTCCGCGTAGCACAGGAATGCTGAGCCGTGTTAATACAATAACCTCAACTAGCAGCACTCTAAATCTACGAATAGATAGCAATAGAAAGGAGAACAAACAAAATGAGAGTATTTTTGACGTCTGATTTACATTTTGGGCACAAAAACATCATCGAATATGAAAAGCGCCCATTTAGGAACGTCGAAGATATGAACGCTGGTATCATCAAAAACTGGAACAAGGTTGTTTCAAATGATGATATGGTATTCTGCCTTGGAGATGTTTCTTTTGGCGGCGCAGAAATGACCAAAGAGTGTGTAAGTCAATTACAGGGAAAGAAAATCCTTATCATGGGCAACCATGACAGAGGACGCTCTATTTCGTGGTGGATGGATAAAGGATTCGACGAAGTGTACCGTTATCCCATTATGTATAATGGATTCCTTATCCTTGGACATGAACCGCCCGATTATATGAGCGACGCTACACCATACTATTTTGCTTATGGACACGTCCATGGTAGTGAAATGTATAAGACGCTTACAAAGAGAAGTGTCTGTGTATGCGTTGAGCGTTGGGGGATGGCCCCGGTGGAGTTGAGCAGAATCGAGGAGCTTTGGAAAGTCTATTACTAAAACCTCGGTTCTGCTTGACAGAATCACATAATCGTGGTATAATATAAACATGATAAGGGAGTGACAACTAAATGTTCCAAGATGGAATTTATCAAGGCACATATCTCCCGCATTTTATTTGTGATAAAACCATGGAAATGATTGGCGAAAAGAATCGTCAAATATTTCATTCTAGACACTGTTCTGAAAAAATAGTAGAAAACTATTTGGAACACAAGAATTGTTTTAAACGCAGATATAATTTGACTGACATCGACAAAGAACTGTTGCTTTGCGGCGAAATAGTTCGTGTCGAAGTAAGACAGGGGAGAATAGATAAGGCGGTTCTTAGAGTTCCTTATGGTGATACTAAAAACCTAATCGTTGTTATAGGGTTTAATCATCCAAGATATAGATATCCATGTATTTATGTCATTACAGCATGGGTAAATATAAAACCCGAATACAGTGTATTCAGGAAAAAGGGGAGTTCTAAAGATGGGAAGAAAAGAAGTAAGGGAGTTTGAAAAATCAAAAGTTGTCCCATATCGAGAGGTTCTGCCGTATTCAGTAGCAAAAGTTGAGTTCGGTGAAAAGGGCAATTTTGTTCGTGTTATCCTTCGCGGATTCTCTAGGCAGTCAAACGGAGACTTGTGTATTCTATATTCATGGCCGACCACTCCACGCAAAATTGAAAAGATGTATTCGATTGGTGGAAGTATGGATGAAGAAGTAGAAGTCATTGGTGTTTACGCATGAGTGCCGTAAAGCCCCCGACTTTAGCCGTGGGGAGTGTCAAGCATAGAAAAACATGTTTTTATTTGACACATATCACGATGAAGTGATATAATATAGATACTGAGGAACAACGAATAAAACATCGTTTTTATTTGACGGCGTTTGGTTCAGTATGTTATAATAATAACACTGAAACAGGGAAGCAAATCAAAAATAAATTTCTCACCTTTTATGCTAACTTGTTTCAGTGTTTCAAACTCCATAGGATTGACGGCAACTCCACTATACACGATTGAGCATAGCGGACGGGCGAACAATAGCATCGTGAACGCGGTGGATTCTATGGAGTTTTATATGGCAGGTTCGACTAGCGGTCTAGGTCGCCGCCCTCTCAAGGCGGAAACATGTGTCCGAATCACATACCTGTCACCAATATGGCCTCTTGGACAAGGGAAAGTCGTCTATCTCTCCGATAGAAAGCGGTGGTTCGCATACCACCAGAGGTCACCATTTATGGTTGCTTGGACAAGGGAAAGTCGCCCGCTTCTCAGGCGGGAGGCGGTGGCTCGTATGCCACCAGCAATCACCATTTACCCATTACACAAAGTGCACTGTGTAAAATCCTTACCATTCACGCAAGTGGGTCGGCTGTTCGGTGTTTTCCAACTGAGCAGTAGTGGTGGGTTGAGTGAGACTGGAAAACTCACAAGAGGCTTGGTTGTTTGTTTCCGGCCCAGCACAAAAAAAAAGGAAGAAACTTGTAGCCCGGAAGTTTGGTGGGGAAGTTCCCCACGTTTTCACAGGGCGTTTGAACACAAACGGCGCAGTCGCTCTGCGCTGGCTACATGGATGCCTTTTGCCAGCGTCTAATAAACGCTGGCTTGGCATGGCCCCGTAGACGAATCGGATAAAGTCACAGCCCTTTCAAGGCTGAATTTGCGGGTTCAATCCCCGCCGGGGTCACCAGTTGGGCATAATTTTTCCTCTTAATTTTCCCCTTATCTTTGGGGTGGGAATACTCGCCCCATTGTGTTGGTGTAGCGCATAGGAAGCGCACTCACTATTAACGCGAGTTGACTGGGTTCGAGTCCCGGCACCGACACCATTATGAAAGTTTTACAAATTCGTTAAAGGAGAGCAATAATTATGGTACTGAAAGAAGCATTTCACGCACAGAACGTACTTACCAAGTGGCTTACAGACGTTGAGCGTCGTATGGCTATGACCGACCTCTTTGTGAAAACCAAAGAGAAACATCTGAAATCCAAGGCATATTCAGAAGCAGAGGACGAAGAAATCGAAGTCCTGTGCGTCAAAGAGAGCTATCGTTTGCTCAAAGCTGATGGCTCTGCAGTTTCGGCGTCTGAGCTTCTTGGATTCGCGCTTCAGCTCGTGGATGAAAAATGCCGCCTTTCTGACGCAATTCGAGATGCTAAACGCACTATCCCGTTCGATTTGGACAACGCCATTAATATGGCAAACGTCAAACGTTCTCTTTCTGAGCATGTGGCCAACATCGCCTCAATCAAATCCTCTGCTACAAAGTCAGAGGGGATTGGCTATAAGATGGATAATGAGGGTAAACAAACGTCCTATCGTTATCCCATCGAATGTGTAAAAACCATTGACTTCGACCGCAACCACTTCCGCAAAATTCAGCGCACTCTTATCACGGAAGCAAATTCGACATCCAACTATGTGGACAAAGCGATGGTAACAACGGATGTAACCTACGAGTCGATTTTCGACTTTGATGGTTCTCTTTCTGACGCGGTAGAGACTTACTTTTCAACCGTTATGGGCGCTGAGAAGTAACTCCCGCCACAGGGCTAACCGCCCTGTTTAAAAGCAAATTGGGATATGAGTAAACCGGTTCAGACGCAGATGAACTATGAGGCTGCGTAAAAATTTTGCTCTTTGAGCGAAAATGTTATCTATTAAAAGTTTGACTGATAATCAAATTGTGATGATAGTTTCGTGTTGACTTTATTAACACTTCTAGTCAAGCAAAAGTCTCAATCATCGTTACATCACGACTTCGATTATTCATCATCGTGTTATCTCATACTTCAATACAACCACCAGACATTTCGCCAGTTTTTTATAATGTATTGGAATTACATTTCTTAGAAGAATTTCTGGTTTTGAATAATATATTAGCGATGAACACGCAAGTGGAATTTGCGAAGTATGTTAGGATAAACAAATTGGCTGAAATTATTTCAATTTGCTTTTAAACAAGGCGGCTAGTCAAGAGTTTAACAAAGGGGTTCAAAGAATGAGTAAGTTAGATGGAAAATTCAATGTAGGACAAACATACACCTATAAAGATGTATACCGTTTATTCCCAAAAGCATATTGTGATATACACCTTATTGGTGGAGAATGCTTTTACAATCAAAAAATGAATCAAGATATTTGTGATATCTATATTGGAGAAAAACAGTTTTGCCCGTTTAGAATGAAATACAAGGGGAATGGGTTGTTTATCTCTACAAGTTCCGGGAATGAGTTTGTATTCTATTTGACAGACTGTTGATAATATGATATAATATAGACAATGAAAACGACGCGGTGTGAAAGTAAGGGAAACGGCTGGGTTCATACCCCATGCCTTTCGAGTTCGAGTCTCGACACCGCAACCAACCGCCATTTGCTTGCGGTAGATTTGGCCAATCTCAAAATGGCTCTAGTTTCAGAGGTCTAGCCTATTATTATTAAAACCTCTGACAGGTTATACGAGGGTTTGGGTGGGGCGCAATATTGGGAGCGCAAAGGAGCCATAGCTTTTCCCCTGATGGCGTGTAGTATAACTTTGTGTGTTGATGTAGCTCAGTCTGGTAGAGCAGTCGAGCGATTAAACGACAGGCCGTTGGTTCAAATCCAACCATCAGCATCAACCTCTGTAAAGAGGTAAACCCCTTTCTTTCTCTTTTCTTTGTCCCAAAAATCCGCCGACTAAGGATTCTTATGCGTTACCCTCTCGCATAAGTTATGTCAATAGGGCATGAAGTCGGCAATTATTTTTAAAAGGAGTGCCTTGTGTGCCTGAAGAAGAAAGAATCAATCGAGAACTTGACGGATGTTTCTTCCGTGTTGAACGTGACGGGAAATGGCAAAGCATTTGTTTCTCGGACTTAACAGAAGCAGAACGTGATTCCGTGATGAAAGACAGAGACGAAAGATGGTTGAAATCTTTGTGCAGACATCTTGCTGATTGTCTTAGAGGAATCGGAGATGAATTTGATATCATAAGTCAATAAAGGGAGAAATCGTATTGCCAAAGGGTGTAATAGCTGAATATCCATATAATAATTTTTACATTTATATTGTATTTCATAAAAAAGAAGGCAGAAGATTTGCTGTCTTGTACCCAGCAGATAAATCATCTGGATTGAAAAGAACTACGATAAGTTATGCCAGATATTTAATGTCAGTAAAAGAAGGCCGCGTGTTGGAAGAGTATGAGGAAGTTGACCACATAGATAATGATAAAACCAATGACGAAATAAGCAATTTACAAATCCTAACACGTTCAGAAAATGTTAGAAAAGAAAATGCAACCCGTGGGCTTAAAATGGCTGTGTTGAGATGCCCATATTGTGGAAAAATTTTTATTAGAGAAAGGCGACAAACGCACATAGCAAAAGGAGGTAAAAGAACGTTTTGTTCAAGAACATGTAATTACAGTTTTAGAGCAGTCGATAAAGATGAAATAAATAAAAGAACGGAAGAAAATATTATAAAGGAGTTTACTATTTATAATTATAAGCGCCCATCACACAATGGTTAGTGTACCCGTCTTATACGCGGCGGTAATCTTAGGGATTTCTTGGTTCGATTCCAAGTGGGCGTACCACCACCAATAACAATAATAGTTTTTCTTCTAATGGACTATTATTGTACATAATGTTATTTTATTCTAAAATTAAAAACAATGTCGTGATGTTCTGCGCAACCATTCGTAGTTTTGTAGCGACAACTTTATATGCTTGCTTGGGAGAGTCCGGTTTAATCCACCTGTCTTGAAAACAGGCAACTCGCAAGGGTTCGTTGGTTCAAATCCAACAGCAAGCGCCATTGTGTAAATGTGTCATAAGATTTCAAGCGCTTTTCGTTGGTATACTCCTGTATAGTATCATTTACACGATTTGTTTTCTTCTTGAAGCAAAAACACTCCCGTGATGTTCTGTGAAGCAGTTTTGTAGCGGGAAATCTTTTACAGGAGGAATCTTAAATTAAATCTATAAAAGAATTATTTTGTAGGCATTCTTGGCAATTTCTAAAGGAGGTTGAAATATACAAGAACGATTCTTCCTTGAGGCCACACAAATCGTATATGGTTTACATTTGTCCAAAATGTTTGGCCACGAAAAAGATTAAATTGTAATTCAACAAAACCAAGCGAACAGCTCATGCCTCCTTATATTTTATTCTCCTTTCTTGGGTTTATCTATAAAACGCGTTGCCTGTACGCATGTATTCTTCACAAAAACGTTTTTGCTTCAGCGAAAGCCAGGCTACCATCTGAGTTTTCATCGAAGCACATTGGCACTTTACAGAATACAAATCATCGAGTGGAGAGAAGTCCTTAAATGTTCGCAAAATCTCCCCAAGTTATTGGCCTTGGGGTATATATTGGAACGTAGTCCAATGGCAGAACAATCGCCCGTTAAGCGATAGGTTGTGGGTTCGAGTCCCACCGTTCCAGCCATCCTCGCTAACCAAACAACCGCGCAGGATTCCCCTGCAAATCGCCGTATATTCGTATTGGCAAACCTAGTGGATTATACTAGGCATTGACGGATTTTGTAGCTGGTGTTTTGTCCGTCTTTAATCAAAAATCACACATGATTGGTTATCCTTTTATGTGTGAAACATCGGGGTATAGCGCAGTTGGTAGCGCGCCTGTTTTGGGAGCAGGATGCCGGGAGTTCAAGTCTCTCTACTCCGACCACCTGATTTCCGTGTTGTCATCATCTACGCAAAAAGAGTTATGGATACTAATTCCATGGCTCTTTTTGCGTATTTATACGCATTGGGTTTGACACATGATGTGTTTTCGTGGTATAATATATATAATGAAAGGGGATGTAAAGTCGATGGAAACAAAAACATTGTACTATGCGCACACAGACAAGAAAGCATATCAGAATCTTGTAAAAGAAATTATCACTCGTGGCAAAATTGCGTCTAAGGATGAAAGAGAGTATTATTATTACTTCTTTTATGAGACTGATTTCGGTGCGTTTAGACTATTGGTTGACAAAAGCAACCATATAGCATATACTATAACAGCTTTTGTTAATACATGGAACAACATCTTCGCTTCTGGAGTGGTAAAATGAATCCTAATTTCGCAATATCAGTATTGACGGTTAAAGGACAATTTGTAATAGGTAATTCTCGTGGTGAGAATGCTTTGATAGCACTAGCCAAATTTCTTCATCGTGCTGGAATAGACGTAGATGATTTCATCGAAATCCAAATAGCAGAACGATTTGAAGATGGCAGACTTTCAAGTCGAATGTTAAGTCTCAGTTATACAGGCAAGTCTAAAACGTTTCCAACGATAGAAGAAATATTTAACAAGTGAGGGACAATATGGTACACAATGGCAAAAATGTAGAACTTGTAGTTACAAGCGGCAAACTTTACGCCTATGATAAGTCCAAAAAATATTCTGTGTCTTTGCCGAAAGGTACACAGATTTATATGCGACAAAAGTTTGATTGGCTCAAGTATTTGAAGAAATACAACGAACTTAGAATGAGACATGAGAAAGAATGGACAATTTCACAAATTGAGCTGATTTCTGTCGCATTGGCATGTGAAAAATATCCGTGGGGATTTAAGCTGAAAGAGAACGGATATAAAATCAAGTATAATGAAAAAGATGAAGAATATCATATCAATATGATTGTGGAGGTAATGTGATGTACGATTTCAGAAATGTCTATGGACATATAGAGGTATATTATAACGGGAAATTTGTTTTCTCAGCTGACACAATTGAGGAAGCGCAAAGGGAGTTGCAAGAATCTTGATTCTGACAAAAGATTTAGCGAACATCATCAAAATCATAATCAATGAATATGATATTGATACATCATATGACGAAGAACCATACTATGGAGGATTTTTATACGATATCAGTTCACGCAATTTTATTATTGCCGACAGAAAGATACAACATTGTAAAAGTCCAGAATTTAGTATAGATGAACTAATGGCACATCGTCTAGAATTTTTAGACCGTAAAGTAGTTACTATTAAAGGCAGAGGATGGTCATTAACCGATTATGTTGCTTTTTATCCAAGCCATAGGCAACCTCATGTGTATCAGGAAGATGGTAAGAAAAAGGGTTATTATGAGCAATGGGTTAAAAAAATAAACGAGGTGTTGATTTGAAGGTGTTGATTTGAGTGGATATAAGAATATTTTCCAGAGCAAACTTGCTGACATATTTGCTTCAACATGACATTAAAGAGCCGTTTTTAATTCTGTCAATAGTAACTCCTCTCGACAGAAAACCATTCTTTAAAACCCCCACGCAATTATAGTCACAGAGTTCTTCTATGATGAAGAAAACATTATGGGAATGTCTGAAGAGCAAGCAAAGCACTTCGCTGATGCTGTGAAATACAACAAAGACAAAGTAGAGCATATATTTGTCCATTGTGACGCAGGAATTTCTCGTAGTGCGGGAGTTGCCGCCGCAACGATGAAATATCTAAACGGTGACGATTGGCCTATATGGAACAACTATATGTATGCTCCTAATACGCGCTGTTATAGGCTAATGATGAACGAGTATTTCGGTGCTTTTGACGCAGACGAAGCATATGATAAATACGTCAAAAACATGGAGATATACAAAGAAAAATTCAAGTATGATTTTGAGTAAGAAAGGTGAGCAAAAATGGAAATTTGTACAAAACTTGAAAAAGGCGATTTCGCCCGGTTCGCAATTGATGGAAACTTTGCCAAAACCACATGGGGTATCGTAACCGACCACAAAAGTATTATCAATCTCATGGACGGTTCAGAATATCCTTTGGAAGAAGTTGGAGTTGTAAAGATGTGTCCATCCGACAAGATGGGACTTGAGTTCTCTCCAATTGAATCTTTCCAATATGTGCCCATGGCTTCAAAAGTTTGACAAATACTTTAAGGGCGTATGTAAAATCATACGTCCTTTTCTTTTTGGGGTGTAATATGTTAAAAATAGGAGATTTCGTAAAAGGAACAAGAGAAGCAGATGGACGCTATTCTATCACAAATAAAAACATGACTTTAGCGATTGTATCTTATGTGTACGATTGTAGACTGGACGATAATGATGTTGAATATGTGGATATAGTTGTCCTAAAACATAAGGTGCCGACGTATATTGGTAGAACATATAAAGTTATATCACATTTTTTTGACAACATAAACGATTCATATAAACCAACAGAACATGAACTTATGATTCAGAAATTACTTCTGGAATATAGGTGCGATATTCCAAATGAAAATGTTTATCATAGGCCAATAACTGATATAATTTCAAGCGGAAAGCTATGCGACGTCGTATATATTTCCAACTGGGATTTGTTACAAAAGCATACAAATAATATATACAGAATTAGGTGATGTAGTGTATATTGGACAAATCGTTTCAATAGGTGGCTATCCCCATATAATATGCGATATATACCCTACCGCTGTTAGAGCTATATATGTAGGACCAACCATTTATGATGGAACACAATGCTATATGCGGCATATGGCAAAAGCGGAATATGCCAACGTTGATATAGATGAAATTGACGATGGAATAAAAGAGGCATACAAGCTTATTCGGGACGCACTTCGTTGGAGACGTGATTTACCACATGCCAACATATACAATTCGTGTGTTTGCGACGCTCGTAAACTGATGGTTTTTATAAACGAATGTATAAAAAGTGGAACATACCCAGACACAAAATACAAGTCGAAGTTCCTCCCTAAAGTATGCGTATGTTATAGAAATATCTCAAAGGGTATGTACAAAGTTAAACTTCCATGTGATAAATAACCAATCCATGTTTGACACCATATAATATAATATGGTATAATATATGTATAGTAAAAGGCAACGCGGTGTTCACAACAAAATAAACATTGGAGGGTTACTAATGCGTAAAATCACAAACTACAATTCGTTCTGCCGTGATTATCTTGGCGTTTCTGAAAGCGAAGTGCCGGGTTTCATTGTGCGGAACAAAAACACCATCGACAGGCTTATTGCCCGATATGGAATCCCCCTCTCGGAGAGAATGAGCACCGCGAAAACAAAAGTCGGTGTTCCTCTTATGTATGGCACAGACGATTATGAAATCATGCTAAAGTGTGACTTCGGCAAGTACGGCGGCACAGAAGAGGCCAAGGTTGTTGAAAGCGTAGGAGATTTCGTTGTCTATACTTTCAGAGCAAACAATAAACCCAAAGCTGCGACACCGTCTGTTAGGACAACCTCTTTTAATGCTCCGTCACAGAGTATGTTGCCGGGTATCGAATTTAGAACATACGTTGAACCGTCGAAACCCAAAGCAAAAACTTCAGTTGTCGAGTTCGACCCATTCGACGCATGTCTTGAAATCTGAAAATTCATGGAGTAGACAGAGCCGTCAGGTTTTCTTGACGGCTCACAATCTCCAACAATATTAAGGTGGGGAATTATGGATGTTGTATACTATGTACCCTATGAATATAGCGCAAAAATATATGGACTAAATCAGTACAAAATATATCGCGCAAGAATCAACAAGCGTGTTAAAAGTTCTATGTTTGATATAGAATTTATCCTATCCCTTATCTTCGACAGCGATGAAACAAATGTAGTGGCGAGCAATGATGAAGTTTTCACATCTTACAAAGAAGCTCAAGATTGGGCTAAAAATAAAAGGGAGTGCTTAAAATGAACGTAGTTATGAGTCCAAAATACGCCAAATTCAAACAGGGAGACAAAGTATACTTTGTACCAACTCCTGCCATGAAAACTATAAATCTCAAGAACTTTGAGGTTTATGCGGCGAATGTATATCAGGTTGCCGCAAAGGTTGACAATGGCGCTGTCATTGGCTTGGCATATATGCTGGAAGTAAACAGAGGATACGACACGCAGTACCTTGTAACGACTGGCGAACATATTTTCAAGAATGAATATGACGCTGGACTGTACGCTATTGGCTGTTCCAATATTGCCAAACGGGACATAACTGTAAAAATGTAGAGGGGTGTTTGTTATGATGGGGGTTTGGTTTGCTGTTGCTTTCGTTGTTTTTATTGTAGTGATTTCTCTGATTTCACGCACTCCAAGTGTAAAAGAAGAAAAACCAAAACGTGGTGAATGGATTCCAAAACTTGCTCAAGATGCCGCAACAACAGCAAAAACATACGATGAATCAATGAAACCAACTGCTGTTAAAGTCAAAGCAAAACAAAGCGCAAAGAAAATCATCAAAGACGATACAATTCGTTCCTATATGGATAAACAATTGATTCGTTTCCCTTTCTATATTCAAGAACGTCAGACTTTCTATCTCTTAAATAATCAAGAGGATGTCAAAGCATATAGCACCCTCATGGACAAAAAGATTGCTCTGATTGATTCTATGGACGGCTGTGTTTTGTTTATTGTTAGGACGGTGTGAAAGTGTGATGATAACAATTCTTAGTCTCATGGGTGTTATTACACTCATTGTGTATGCTTGCCTTGTGGTAAGCTCAAGATACGATAAATATGATTAACATTATTTTAACAACCATACTATTGGCAATCATAGCGATATTGATATATATGGTTATAGCAGTTGCCATTATGTTATAAGTGAGGAATGATTATGGTTAATGTTTGGCTTGGTATTCTTGTTCTGGTGGTTGTTGCCATATTGCTATGTGCGATTGTAGTCGTATTCATGGCATATTATGCGTCCTACTGGACGAAAAAGCACCCAGACCTTACAAAACAAACACAAGAATATACAAAAGCCGTTGCCGATTACAATGCTATAAAAGATAAGTTCCCGGCTGTACAAGAGGAGTTTGAAAATTTCAAGAAAGAGTATGCTAAACTCAAAGAAGAATATGACTTCCTAAATGTACAGTGTAAGCATTTAAAAGATTATATGGAAACCGAAGAAAAACTCAGAGCTGAAAGGGCCGCGCATGACAACTAAAGAATTGTGGTATAACCTAAGAGACACCACAGACTATCAAAGGGCTGTCACAAGAACGATTGTACTGCCCAAATTTGGCGAATTTGACTACATCGACGCCACAATTGCTATCTATCCAGATGTAAGCGCAAAACAAGTTTATATCACATATAGAAGCAAATCTCTATATCGCATTGCGAAAGTAACAATACTTTCGTATGACGACACAGAATGGGGCAAATTGGTTGCGCATAGTATTATGCGAACAAGAAACAGAAAGATGAATCCATCAAGAAATATTATGAAAAAGTATTTCTATAATGATGTAGTCACCGAAACAAACAAACGATTCTATGTATAACACTATCCCCGCATCTAGTTGACAGGTGCGGGGATTTGTGGTATAATATATATGTAAAAAGGGGCCGCAACCGCTGGTTGCATATTATACATTTTATATGAAATTTGGTGGGCTGTATGGTAAAGAAAGTTTATGATTTTGGCAAAGAGGGGAACACAATGAGTTATATTTTGTTGTGTGACCAAATAATGGATTATCCACTTTTTGGATGGTATAGTTGCGGAAGCACAACAATTTTCTTCCGGTATTCATATACTGAAAGAAAAATTTATCTTGACTTCGCTGAAGCTGACAGCGATGATTTATCAGACAAAATCATAGAGCTTCGTTATGATGCTGATGAATGGCCAGAGATATACGGGTTGATTCCTCAACATCCAAGAAAGTTGTCGTTCTCATACAAAACAGCAGTAGAATACATTGGTATGTGGAGAGGGTAAAACTATGAACAGGACTACAATAGAAGCTGGACAGCGAGGATTCTTGGCTGTACAGAACTATGTGCATCTTTCAATGATGTTCGGCGTATACAATGGAGAACTTGGTACGTTGTATTTTTACTATGACAATTCACTTCGTAGAATCTACGTTGAGGGCTACTCCGATGATACAGCAGATTTAAATGGTTGTGCCGACTATATAACGCAGTTTGAATACAGCAAAAAAGAATGGCAAAAAGTCTATGAACTTATTCCAGAATATTTGTCCAGCATTTGTCCATCCGACGATTTGCTCTTATTAACTTTAATGGTAGGTGACATTTAAAATGATTATTGACGACTTGCGAGCAAACAAGAATATCGTTGAAAGAAAATATGGAGACATTTCTTCTTTCAATTTCTCGGCTAGTGCTTTCTTTAACAAAATATGGGATGAACAAACAGTTAAGGCTCGTGGGTTGTACATCAATACCAAAACGGGCGAAGTTGTAGCAAGAAGCTATGATAAGTTCTTCAACATTGGAGAACGTCCAGAAACGCAAATGGATGCGCTGAAACACACAATTGAATTTCCTGTACAGGCTTATGAAAAAGAAAACGGATTTCTTGGAATCATGTCATATAACAAAGAGACTAAGGATTTTATTATTACTTCAAAGTCGGCAATGGAAAGTGAATATGCTGGATGGTTCAAAGACATTTTCTATTCGACTACGAACGCAAAAACAAGAGAGGGAATTAAATTCTTTCTTGAACAACATAATGTTTCGGCTGTTTTCGAGGTTCTCGACCCTGTTCATAATCCGCATATTATCGACCAACCGAAACAGAAAATCGTTGTGCTTGATTTGGTGAGAAACACCATTGAAACCGAAATCATGCCATATCGAGTGACGCAATTATTCTGTTTCACATTTGGACTACCATGTAAGAAACTCAGAAAAACACTGAACACATGGAAAGAATTTGAAGATTTCGTAAACGAAACGCACAATTCAATTCGACAAGTCGAGGGCTATGTATTGGTTGATTCTAACGGCTATATGTTGAAAGTAAAAACCAATTACTACCGCACTTGGAAATATCTTCGCACAATATCTGAAAGAGTACGCACTGGTAAATACATAAAAGAGCAGGCATTATCTTCACAGATTATGAAAGACTTCTGTGAATGGTGTAGTAACAATGTAGAAGTTCTTGGCGAAGATATAACCAAACTTCGTTTGAGATTCTATGGGGATATGGGGGAGGATTACGATGGCATTTATTGATTATGGAGCAATCGCATTTAAAAATGGTAAGTGTATCCAAAACGACTATTTTGGCGATATGCTAGAAATGGTTGGATGGGAAGATGAAGAAGAACACATCCTAAAAGGATGGTGCTTTTCCTATGTAGGAGACAAAAACTTTACCGTTGGGTTTTTCAAAGAGCATATGATTGTATGCTGTGATGGTAAAACTGAAACAATATATTTTAACGATAGATATATAGGCTGGAAGAAGTATGAGGGCATATATGTTTCTGACAACTATGACGGGCTGATAGAGTTTGTGGTAACGCCACGACAAGACAGATGCTATACATTTAAAATGACATATAACGGTGATAAATATAAGGTGATATTTGGATATGGCATTGACCTTCCATATTATCGGAAAACAGGCAGATACAACTATTATCGTTCACCGGGATTTCTCATTAGAAATAGATTGCCCGATATTATAAAAAATATACCTTATGAGATTAGCATAAGGATTGAACTTTTGAGGAGACGCCATGACAGAAAAGAACAAGAAAAAGGCAGAGGACAAGAAACGCCGTAACTTTTGGCCAATGTCTCCTGTCACACGAATCAAAGAAAGCAAAAAGAAATACAGCAGAAAGAAAGGTGCTAAAACCCTCGGCCAATATCTCAAAGAAAAGAGCGATTGCGAATGATGAACCTTATCCTTATCAACTTTTGTATAGGATTGTGCCTATATTCAATTATTCGAGTTGGACTTAACGGATTTCTTGCGAGAAATCCAAGAGTTCACAGAATTGTTGAGCCGCCATTTCTTAAAAAAGTGGTAAACACAATTGGCGGATACCTTATTTGTTGTATACCAATCTTTAATATTATCAGTATTTTATCTCTTATGTCGCTTCCGACATATAAACTTGATGAATGTTACCGACAGGCAATGTCAAAAAGCGATTATTGGAGTTTATTTTGAAAAAAGCACTCAAAAGCCCTATCCGATTTGACGGTATGGGGCTTTTTGTGTTATAATATATATAGTAGGTTAGGTTATACACAATAAAACAATTTGGAGGGATGAAAAATGACATTAAAGAACATGCTAAGTGTTACATGCGGAGAAACCACGCTAAAAATCAAAGCAATCAACAGAGACTGCGATAGCGAAACAATCAATATTATGCGGTTGAAATCTGGTTTCACAGTGAGAGACACTTCAAAACGAGCCGATGAATTTACGGAAACGATTCGGAAGTATGGAGATTTCATCGTTTGTCGTGTAGAGGCCGTTGACGCATATACAATCAAGATTGTATGTGTGTATCCGTAATTGTATAATAAAGGAGGGAATAAAAAATGAACAATAACCTTGCCAAACTGCTTACACTTTCGCCCGGAAACAAATTTAGATACGGCGCACACAAGTATCTTGTTGTTGCGCCGACACGCGATATGTTGTACTTAACAGGACGTTCTTCAACGTGGTGTGCCGACATTATCAGCGGAGAACTCTGCTATATCAATTCAAACGAAGTGGTGGTCGTAGAGGGGGTAAACGACAAGTGGTAAATATGATAGTTCTTGTAGGTATCCCCGGCTGTGGCAAATCTACGTTTGCTGATATTCTTTGTAGAAATGGCAATGTGGTTAGATTATCTTCTGATGAAATTCGCAAAGAGCTTTTCGGAGACGAATCTTTTCAGGGCGACAACAACAGAGTATTCAACACACTTTATGAACGAGCAGAGCTTTTGTTAAAGGCCAATATCAGCATTGTTATTGACGCAACAAATCTCAAAAAGAGTTTGCGGCGGTATGCTTTCGATATTTGTCCTATGGGCGTAAGAAAGATTGCGCTTTATTATACTCCCGACGTTGAACTTTGTAAAGAAAGAAACGCAACACGGAAAAGAAAAGTACCAGATGAAGTAATCGAAAGAATGGCAAAACAGTTTGAAACCCCAACAACAGACGAGGGTTTTGATGAAGTTATGTGTTTGAATGGAGATGAAATGGTATGAGCGTGTATATTCTTCAAAAAGAAGAAACTGATTGGTTCGGGAGAAAAACGTGCTATTATATCCATGATGATTTTGATAATGGGAATCATTCCATTGTTACAACACGATATGAAGCCGAAGCGAAGCGGTACTATTCATCGGACGATGCCTCGAAAATGGCATGTCGCATCATAAACGTATATGGATGCGTTTGCCGAGTTATACGGATTGATAGCTAAGGAGGACAACATGGAACGGTTGAAATTGAAAAAGTGGGCAATGGGCGGATGGCGGAACGATACACACAGACTTGAATTTATAGGCTTTGTCATGGCAAAAGATATGGACGAAGCGTTTCATATTGCGCGTAGTCTGTGGTCTGGTATCGCCTATATCTCAACGGCAAAGTTAGCAGAATAATAAACGAAAAGAGGGATTATAAAATGAACACAAAAACATACCGAAAATATAAGGTTGCCAAAGAGGGAACATATGTATTCACCAGATATGGTTTGGAGATTCCGCTGTCTCTGAACGACGAATACGCCATAGTCGGATTCACTCGACACAAAAACGAGACTTGTTGTATCCTACAAAAAGCAAACAATCCAAAGTCAACAAAGTTTCCGTTGCGGAAATGCGAGCTTGAAAAACATTTCACAGAGTGCTAATATAAAGTGCGGGGTGTTTATAATGGAAGCAGAGAAAATAGGGGTTTTCGAGTTATACCAAAAAATAAAAAAATATAATATGGACTTTTTCCCACTTAACAATGAAGTATATCATATACGATTGTTTTTGAAAGACGACAATTATCTTTGGGGAGAGCTGTATTATTTATACCTGTTTAATTGTCAAAACGAGCATGTGGCTACTATTTATTTTGGCGGGGTAGACGACAATTACCTAATGCATGTCAGACTCAACAGGTATAAATATTATTTTGTTTTTGCGTATCGTACTGAGGAGCAATACCGCAATAAAGGTATTATGACTGAGTTCGTTAGCTACATAACAAACTGCATCTTTATGTTTTATGAAAAAGCAGCCCTATTCATTGGAACTGACAATATAAGGTCAGAAAAGGTTGCCATCAAATGTGGGTATCAGTTTATTCGTTATACCTATAATTACGACGGACTGTTTATGAAAACAGACAAAACGTTCAAAAATATTGAATATCCGAAATATAACTACATCGAGCTTGATTCCAAAGTTGCTCTCCCAAAAGGGAACACGCCGATGTTATACAAATATATGGAAAGCAAAAACTTTATTGTATTTAATGATAATAAAAGAATGTATTTTGAAGATACCATAAAGACTCTTTCGGATTTGTATGACGATTTTTATGTGTTTGTAAAAGTATTAGACAGATGTGAATTACCGGAAAGTATGGGGTTCAAGAAAATACCAAGGGATAAGCTACGAAATAAAAATATGAAATACAGAGGAGCACATTGGCATTACAAACTTATTAAAACAAAGGAGACAAACAATGAAAAACTTTGACTGGAAACTGTTCGCCATTATCGGCGTTGTAATTTTGAGCCTGCTGATTTTGTTGCTTGGGTATATGGTTTCTGTATCCAACACTGTGGCTCGTATGGAAGAACAAATCAACGAATCCTATTCTGGGATTGAGATTCAGCAAAAGCATCGGAACGACAGCATTACACAACTTGTTCAAGTTGTAGAAAATTTCACAAGCCACGAACAATACGTTGTGGATTCTGTCACAAATGCCCGTGCCGCACTTCAGAATGGTGATGTAGCAGAAGCCATGAGAAGTCTGAACGTTGTAGTTGAAAATTATCCCGAAATTAAATCCGATACTGTTTATGAGAATTTGATGAATGAAATTTCAATCTGTGAAAATACAATTTCTCAGTATCGAAACAATTACAATGCGCAAGTAAAAGAATATAAAAAATATATTAAAATTTTTCCACACAAACAGATTCTTTCTGCGCAGGGTTATGAACCGACGAACGTTGATTATCTTACTTTCGATGCCGAAGAATTGGAACTAATCGACAATATGTTTGGTGATTAATATGAACAATATTGTTATATACGATGGCCATTTTAAGCTCACCTTGCGTGAGCTTTTGGCCAGTTTAGCGATTGTTTTCTTGATGATTACTTTCGGGTTTTTCATTCACGGGAAAATCCACGACAGCGCAATGGAGACAAACGAACGCTATATGAAGTCGCCAATTGTCACTTCGATGAACATGTATGATTATGTCAAAGAAACTGGCGTTGGTGATGTTTTCACAATATTTGAACTAAAAGCAGTTGAGCCTCAAACAATTCCAGAACTCAATGGTGAATATTTATACATTGAGAAAATCAAAGAAAAATATACTATGCATACAAGAACTGTTACAAGCACTGACGCGAAGGGCCGCGTTTCAACCCGTGTTGAAACATATTATACTTGGGATTACAGCGGCTCAACAAAAACAAAATCAAACGATGTAGTGTTCAATGGTGACATATATCCGTTCGACAAATTCGACAATTACGACATAGACATCGCTCGTCTGTCGGATGTTGGGAACGAATATTTGGATAAAGAATACAGAAGAATCAGTGGACGATATGCGTATGAGAACTCCAAAGTTCGTTATTATTTCAAAGTTATTCCGGCTGAAATGAACGGTTCTGTATTTATTATTTTAAAGGATGATGAAATTCAAAATCGTTATGTGACACTTTATTCTGAAATAGAGCCAGAAGAATTGAGAGAGCGATTGATTAATGACTCAAACTTTTCAATTTTTATATTCTGGTTTTTCTGGATTATTCTGACTGGTGGACTTGTTTTTGGATTCTATGTGCTTGATAATAAGTGGTTGGATGCCTAAAACTTGTCCATAAAAGTTGTATTTTAATTCATCGGAAGTGAATAATTATGCATTCTAATATGCTCTGCGGCTTCTATCAAAACACAGACCCGAAAAGCTCGTTTACATATTGCTTTATTATATCATATTCTATTGACGAGCTATATTACATCCTTTATGTGAAAGAAGATACATTAGATTACATGGTCGTCTATAAAGAACAAGTTGACAAATGGTATAAACCAGTCTCTAAACGTTCCATTATTGATAACGGACATGAGAAGTTTGTAAAATTCATAACTGATGTAATGGGATATAATTTTGACCTTATATTTCATTATGGCGACGAGGAAGATAGCGATATTGATTACTACTATAACCAAAGGCTGGTAACAGAGTTTGAGCCATTAAAGACAACATATTTCTATCTTAAAGATGGTGAATGGAAAAACTTTGAGAGTTATAAAGAACGTCTTGAGCTGGCAATACGTAGATGGAATGACATAAAGGAACAAGATACTTTTGTAATCTATAAAACTAGAGTATTGGAGACTGATGCGCCATGCTTATAAAACCCGGAATGTGTGTAAAATATAATTCTAAAAGATGGTACACGGCTCAATATGGTGTTGTTGTCTCTAAAAAGGCAAAAGGAAAATTTTGGATTGTAAACTATGGATACCTAATAATAAACGAACCATATATGGACATAGAACTCATAAATCTCAAAGACGTTGTTTCAATGGACCAAATCGAGTGTATCAACCATATTGGTATATATAACGTGGCAAACATACAGTATCTACTTCATCTCAAAGCAGACGTTCACGAATTTCACGAAAATATATTTTTGGCTCTACGATATTTTCACGAAAGACTCAAACGTGTATTCAATGAATATTACATCAAACAGGATTGTTTTTGGGAGGATATATATAAAGGCAAAGAAAAAGAGTTTATAGAAGAAATAGCAGACGCCACTAAGATATCAGACTTTAAAGACTTCTTTTACTTTGATGGCACTATAAACAGGGGCACAAATTGACATACCACACGAATGTGTGGTATAATATATACAGTGGGAAGGGATTTCCACTAAAATAAAAAAAAGGTAAAGCGCAACGAGCTTTACCAATAACAAGGAGTGCTAACTATGATGTATTTAATTCCCACAGAGAACATGGAATCGTTCGAGAAGAAGATTGCCCGTATCCGTCGCAAAGCGGAGCGGGCTAAAGTCAATTTCTCGTACAAACGGCTTGAACCAATCCAAAAAGAAACGGATTTGCCCGGCGTAACAGTTGAATGTGTGCCTGTAATGGTAGAATGTAAGATTCACTATGAAAACTGGATTGTTATTGCTGTGCTTGACCATCACGAAGCTGGCAATGTCATTCATTCGGTAGAGGGAGAATGGAAGCCCAGCGCTGAACTCGCTCTCCCCAGCAGATTTAGAACAGCAAAATCTTTCTGTGAACATTGTAATACAATGCGTAGCAGAAACAAAACTGTTGTGATTTATAACACACAGACGAAGCAGTTCAAACAGGTCGGTACAACGTGTCTGCGCGAATATACAGGTGGCATTGATGCCGAAGCAATCGCCGCTTTTGAGGAGGCTATAAAATCGCCCGAAGAATTTCTCGGAGTGAGCGGTAGCAGTAAATTCTTCATTGAAACCAAAGACTATTTGAGCGCAGTTGTTGCTACAATGTCTCTGTATGGTTTTATGAGCAAGAAGAAAGCCGCAGAGATAAACGAAGAAGTGCGATATAATAACAGCGTCAAACGAGTTGAAGCAACATGTACTAAAGCTGTTCATCTTATGACGAATAATGAAAAACCGAATGAAATGTCAAACAAGTGGCATAATATCTATAAAAGCAAAGACACAGAAGCATTTGTAGAGGATGCTCTTGAATGGATTAAGTCTTATAACGAGCCGAATGACTTCATGGAAAATCTTCGTGTTATTTGTTCCGGTTCACATATCAAAGTGAGCGATGTTGGCTTTGCGGCATGTCTTATGGATTTGTACAAACGGCATCTTGAGTATGAGAAAACGCGCAAACAAAAAGAAAAAGACAACGAAATGTATCGGTATTATGGAGAAGTCGGTGAAAAGGTGACATTGAATGGCCGACTTGCGTGCGTGACTTCTTATTCTACGCAGTTTGGCGTTATGTATATCTATAAGATGATTTATAACTCTGCTATTTTCGTATGGAAAACGAGTAAATATCTTGGAATTGATGATTCCGGTGCAGAAGTCAATCTCGTTGGCACAATCAAAGAACATTCGGAGTTTCGCGGCGTTAAGCAAAACATGCTTGTACGTTGTAAGGTAGAAATCATTAAGGAGGGTGTGTAAGGTGAGAACCATAGAAGAAAACATTGATATGCGTATCCAATACTACAACAAACTGTGCGAACTTAAAGGATACAAATACGGCTATTTAGCCGTGGCATATGTGTACGGAGGATGTAGTCTGTACTACTGTTCAAAAGCTGACATTGAAAAGCATTGCGTTGATGGTTTGCTGGTAAGTGGAACAAGGAAGATGGTTTATGAAACGATTTGCGCACTTGATACGATGCTAAACTATCAGGCATAAACGCACAATGCCCTCACACGCGCTACAATGGGCCTACAATCTATTTTGTATACTTAGTAATATAAAATCATTGCTAATGTATAAAACGCATTCTATGCGTATTGTAGCGCGTGCTATAAACATAAACGGAGATGAACAAAATTGGACGAGTTCAAGGTTGGCGACATTGTAAAAACCATAAGACAAAGCTATGGTGTTAATTTCTCCGAAGCAGTTGTTATTGGGAGACATAACGAGTATATATGCGTGATAGCAAAAACACGACACGGTTATAACGATTGGTGGGTAGACCCAAAGGACATAATAAAGACCAAACAGGAACTTCTTGACGATAGAGATTTGGAACTAGCCAAAATAGTCAGCACAATATGCTACGATGAAATTTATGTAACTGATGCCGAACCCGATGAATTTGGTGTATGGAATGAAGATGGTATTGATGCTATATACCATGACCCTATATATGTTGGGCTTAGAAGCAAAACGGAGGCTATATTCAAAGCAAAACCCGATGATGTTCTTGATTGGTTAAGAGATAGAAATGATACTTCTGAACGGACGTTTTATTCAACTACAAAGTAGTAATAATATGAAACATAGTTCTATGTCTGATTATGATGTCGATGTGATTCCTATGGTTGAATATTTCAATTCAGTAGGGTTAAAAACATATATGTCGTGTTCTGGACACAAAGACAATCCATATATGTCGATGTTTTGGATTGAGTTTGACCCAAGCGTTACCGAACAAGATATTATTGATTTTCAACGAAACCATGTAAACGAATACAAGATGTTTTGTTCCTGCGGGAGATTCGTACAACGTATTATTGCCACTGGAAGAAGCGACAAGATAATGCGCTCATATGAATACATGGCGGCTAATGTAGAAGCCGCAAACATTGACCTAAAAGCATGGACAACTTGACGTATTATACCGTTTCATGGTATAATATATGTGGGGATATTCACACCTCAAACAACATAAAGGAGTGACAAATAATGAGTGATAATTCAAACATTGGCAGTGCAGAAGTTCATTTAGAAACGAACGCCACAGCAAGGACATTTCCGGGAGTTGAGTGTGGTAGCATCTTCATGGCTACCGACGGCTGTCTGTATACGAAAGTTCAAAAGTTATGGAAGAAAGACCCCAAACGCAAATGTTTCAATGCTATCGAGCTAACGACGAGAGCTACTCGCTATTTCGACGATAACGACTTTGTGTTTGTATTTGATACATGCGCTTTCAACTATGAGATTTGAGGGGTGAACCTAATGACAAAGATTAAAACCGAACGTAATTTTGGAGCAGTAATCCCGTTTAGCGAGCTAAACATAGGCGATGTATTTGTTAGCAAAGACAACAACGAGAACCTATATATTAAGATTTGCGAATCTACCGATGAACTTAATATGTCTAACAATACCATTGGGATTGGTCAGGCGTACACTATGTTCACCGACGACGACGATGAAGTAATCCGCGTTAAAAGATTATACATTAACACAAACAAATAAAGGAGGAAATTTGACAGTGACAACAACTGACATTAACACCAAAGGCAGAATGATTGATTTTTCATTCTTAACTCCCGGAGATATTTTCATGTCGCTTGAGGGTGATTTATGTATGGTGACAAGTAAGTTTGGTTATTTCGACACAAACACCGACAACAAAGCACCCATTAAAGCAAACGCAATTGAATTACAAACGGGCAAAGCAAGACGTTTTCTCGCTGGATATACTGTTTACCATTACTCCTCTTGCCATTTTACATATGAAAAGTGAGGCGGCAATAAATGACTAAAATTACAACAGACAATAACTTTGGGGAAATCACAAAATTTGGAGATTTGGCAATAGGAGACATGTTCGTATGCGCTTGGGTTCCCGAAACGGCGTTTATTAGGATTGATGATGGTAAAAACGGAAAAAACGAGGGAATCAATGCAGATTCGATTGGGAACGGGCTTCTTCGTTGGTTCGCTGACAATACATCTGTAATTGAAATTGAACATACAACCATAACAACAAGCGATTAATCAAGTTGCACCGTTTCATCACATAACTATAAGGGTTTTAAACATTGAATGGTTGAGTAATGATTTTATATTGCCAAACCATTTGAATGTTCTAAACCCCTTATAAATAAAGCGTATCCGAGTATAAAAACGCATTCTAACAAAACAATAACAAAGGAGTACATAACTATGACTAACAAGAAATTTTCCACAAACGCTGAATCCACAACAACCATTTCGTTCAAAGAGCTGAAGAACGGAGATATCTTCATTGGTGGCCCACAGCAAAGGATTTATATGAAAATGGCCGAAGCACATCATACGAATTATGACGGAGAGCAAACCACGATGAACGCCGTTCGACTTGGCACGGGATGTTTAGCGCATTTTTCCGATGAATACAACGTTGCTCTTTGCTACAACGCAGAGATTAAATGTGAGTAACAGTAAAACATACCAGAGGGCGCAAGCCCTCTGGTATTATTGGAGTTGATAGATTGAAGTACAAAACAGGTGATATTGCCAAATATAAAAGGCAATTGATTTACAAAAAGGGACGTCCCGCATTTGTAGTATGTAGAAACCATCGCACATACTATGTTGTTTTTATCTATGTAGAAGAACGGAACAAATGGTATACAAGCTGTTGTGCCGAAGAAGATTTATCTGACTATACAGGAGAAGTTCCTGCTGGTGCTGAAACATTCCAGAAGTTAGCAAGTATAAGATATGACAAGAGAGAATTGACTTCAAATCGCATGACATACAATGTTTCTTTTGTTGAGGAAAACAGCGTTTATAAAATTGTTGACTTGCTTAACAATCCAAAAGATGATTACCGACACTATTTATGGTTACACAGCCGTAATTATTTCGGATATAACTATAATGTGAGTTTGTACTAATTCTGTACCGCTATGCGGTACGAATCGTCGTGTGGAACACGACAGACAAAGGTGACAACATGAAAAATCTAAAACTTGGTGACATTGTAGAGTACAAAGTCGAAAACGAACCATATATACTTGCATATCGCGGTTCTCATCTTTATTCTATTATCCAGCTTGACGTTTTAGGTAGGTTTATAGCATTTTCAGTTCCCATAGGAGCACAGATTCAGTTAATTGAGAGTTCTTCTATGCCCGTATGTGAATATAAACTGCTAAAAGAAATTGGAGATTTTCTAAAAAGAGTTAGATTTGACATTATAGATAACGAAGAACCTTACAGTAGTGTTTATCAAAATGACTTGACGAAAATCAGAGCAAGTAATATTGCTTGTATGCTAAATGCTTCAGTGAGTGTCTCACTTAGTTTTAGCAAACAGAGATTCCTTGAGGAGTTATATAACTTCCTCGAAGTTGTATATATCGACAACGTTACAATTCATGTTTATATGTTGAAGAACCCGTATGTGCGTTTTTAGGTGTTCAAAGCTAGAGCTGGCCTTATGATTTTAACATTGAAATATCTCGGTAATGATTTTATATTACTCACATGTTCAATGTTTAAAAACATGAGAAACATCGTGTTCAAAAGGGGTAACTTAAGATTGCTTATAAAAAGGAGTGCTTAGAAGATGGTTAAAGAGTTTAATGAATTGATTGGGAAAACAATCACGAGAATTGAAACATCAAATGAGGTTTATTCAAATGAGCTATCAGAAATCAACGATATAGTACATGAGAATAGACAAATTTGGTTCTATATGAACGACGGAAGTAAGTTTCATATGTATCACGACCAAATGTGCTGTGAGGATGTGTGCGTTGAAGATGTTTGTGGGGATGTTAAATGTCTAATTGGTTCACCTATTACGCAGGCTGAGGTATGCTCTGAAACAACAATGTCATATGACGATGCTGTATGTGGATTTAAGCACAGTAACCCATATTGGACTTGGACATTTTACAAGTTTGCAACAGTCAAAGGATATGCAACCATTCGGTGGTATGGAGAAAGCAATGGTTGTTATTCGTGTGAAGTTATGAGCGAATACACAGACTTAAATGATGATATTTTGTTCAAGTATGAGCTGAATCCATGGGGTGATGAAGTATGAACACTACGTTGAAACGTGGAGACATTGTAAGACGATACAATAGAAATAAGGGTATGTATCAATACGGAGTCGTTGCCGACACACTTGTCTTTTTGGAAAACAAATGTGTTACCTGTGTTATTTATAGAGAAAAATCACAAACCTTTTGCACATGGACAGATGTTGAAGAAGTATTTATGCGAATAGAACAAGAATCTTTGCCAAGCAGATTTTGCTTTTTGTCAGACATTTCAAAAATATTCGCACATGTAAGAGTTGATTATTCTGTTACAGCGCATGGGGAAACAATATCAAAATATAATAGCACTCTTTTAACTCCTCTAAAAAGTAATTGTATTTTGGAATCACTTCGAGGCTCTTTGATGTATGACGATGATGGTTGTCCCAATTCGTTTAGCAGTAAATGTTTCTTTAATTTGTTCAATTACTTCTTTGATAAAGAATACGGACATTGTGTTCCTTTCCCAGAAATCAAGTTTTATCTTGTTTCGTAATCTGTACGCATCGTCGTACAAAGTGTGGTGAATAATGTGATTAAGTTCAAATGTGGAGATATCATATATAACAACGAGTATAATCATTATGGAGTTATACTTAGTCAGTCTATAACTCCTCGCGGTGGAGACATTGTAGAATATATCTGGAATAGGAAGGATACTGGAAACTTTTTTGTCCCCATTGTTAGCCCAAGATATATTAAACATGTAATACACAGAAAATTGCCGGAGGATTTAAAATTCCTTTACGATATTTCTGATAGATTGTCTCATGTGAGAGTAGACTATGTTATTAGCGGCGAAAGATGGGGAACAACAATAGGATATCATAAACTACTTACTCAAGTTTTGGATAGCGATAACCTTTCGGCGGTAATTGAGCGGTGCGTCAATGCGGGTGTATTTGCTGAAGATAAAATATTCTTCAATGAGTTAGCATATTGGCTCAGTCGTTGCTGGGCAAACTATGACAGTGTGGAATTTAGCTTTTATAGGGTGTGAGATTGGTTGTTTGTGTGTTGTGATGTTATTATATCATACTTTCAACTAAATGTCAATACCCTATTTAAAAAAAATATGAAAGATGTGATTTTCCCTATATAAATTTATATATCTATACGCTTGTTAAAGATATATAAATTTATAGATATTAAATCTTACAGATTAACTAGTATATTAATATATAAATTTATATAACTTAGCTTATATTTGTATTATATAGATATTTAGTATATATAATTATGCTATATACAAGCATAATTATATATACGCTAAATAGTAATATCTTATAATAATACAAATATAAGCGTAAGTAGTTATATAAATTTATATAATAGATTAATAATAAAAAATAATTATTAACCTATATATCTATACGCTTGTATATAAATTTATATATCTTAACACTTGTATAT